ATGCCAGAGAAGCGAGCGCGCCATCGGCGCATCGCTGCTGACATTCGCCGCCGCATCGCCGCCGGCGAATGGCGGCCCGGCGACCCGCTGCCTTCGAGAGCCGAGCTAGCTGCCGAACTCGGCGTGAACCCTCAAACCGTTCGCCTCGCTTACGTCCTCCTGCGCCGGGCCGGCGTGCTGGAGGGCGAAGAGCGTAGAGCTGTCTATGTGGCGCATCCTCCTGTTATGCGCACCCTGACGGATGCAGATGCGGATTGGCCGTTCTTCAGCGAGGCCACCGACACCAGTCCGCGGCGGGCCACGGAAGAGCTCGCCGAGCGTCTCGACGTCCCTGTGGGAGCGACGCTGCGGCACGAGACGGTGGAGTGCCTGGATCCAGGAGGCAGGTCCGCAATGCTGGTGACGACGTGGTGGCGCGGCGAACGCCAGCCGCATGTGTCGTTCACGGCGGAACTGGGAGTGGTGTCTCTCGGCAGGGGGCACGCGCACGCTCTTGGCCTGCTCGTCGACGCCCTGGCGTTTCGCGTGGTGCGGACTCGACTCGATGCTCAAGGTCGCCCCCTGGAGACTGCTGACCTGATCCTGCCGATGGATCGCTGGCTGGTTAGGTTGGCGCCCACCGCGCAGCGGTGAGCGTTTACAGTCCGGGCGTGTGGGGCGCCTGGAGTCACGAGTAAAGCTCAGTTCACGCCTTTCCGGAAGGTGTCCCCTGCATATTCTCTGACTTTCTGTTGACGCTTCGTCCGTTTACGTAACCGTGCGCCAGGTGTTGGCCAAGCATGCTCATGCCTTGAGCTGGTCGAAAGCCCGGTCGGCGAGGTCGAGCCAGTCTCGCCGCAGTCGCTCGCCAAGCTCGCAACGCTGGTCGACGTCCCGGCAGGCCCAGCACTGGGTGGCGTGACGCGCGTACCGGCCGTATGCCTCCCAGACGGGCGGAAGGCGGACGCCGGCCGCAACGACGGGCGGCCGTGTGGTGCCGCCGGGCTGGAGTTCTCTAGGCTCGTCCACGTCGACGCTCCCTGTAGCTGTCGGCCATACCCCCGGGCCGTGACCGCGGTCGCGGGGGTCCTGCAATTTCACGGTACCGCTCTATACCGCTACATGGAGCAGCATGCCGCTACCTGCGGGAGCGTGCTGCGGCCCGGCTTTCTACGGTCCACTCATGGGTGACGATCAGCGGCCGGTGGATCCGAGCAGGCCCGTGTACGTGTGGCAGCAGGCCGCGGACTGGATCGCGCGCCGGATCGAGGCCGGCGAGCTCCGGCCGGGCGCCCGCCTGGAGGGCGAGCGGGAGCTGGCCGAGCAGCTGGGTATCGCCGTGGGCACCGTGCGGCGGGCGGTGCAGGATCTGCGGGAGCGGGGCCTGGTGGTGACGCTGCCCGCGAAGGGCACCTACGTGGCGGAGCGGGCGGATTCCTAGCCCGCTGTCAGACCCGGCGGCTACGCTGATCGTCATGTCCACCACTCCCCTTGAGGGTGCCGCGCGGCCGGCTGAGGCCGTGAACGCGGAGATCCGCGCGCTGCTGGAGCGGACGCGGCGGCGCCTGTCGGATGTGGAGCGGGGCGAGTACGAGGAGCTGCTGCGGGAGTACGCGGCGGCGGTGCGGGCCGGGGTGGCGACCGCGGCGTGAAGGCCGTGCGGCCGACCCGCGTAGGATCCGTTCGTGAGCGATTTCGACTTTCCCGATGACCTGCTGGAGCTGGAGCGTGCCGCGTGGGCGGCGATGCAGGCGGGGACGCTCACCGTCGACCAGGCGACCGCCGTGCAGGGCCGAATCACCGCCTACGCGGCCGAGGCCGGGCTGGACCGGTACACGGTGGAGATGGTGCTGAAGAAGGCTGTCTGGCACGCGGGGTGACGCCGCGGCGCCCCGCCCGGGCGCTGTACCGGGCGGGGCGCCGTCCGAGTGCTGCACGCGCCCAGCAGACGCGAACAGTGATGCGATCAGGCTACGACGGGCCGCTGACAGCGCCGGGGCGCCGTACTCGGTTCACCTGCTCGATGAACTCGGCCGGGAAGTGGCTGGCTACCTCAGGCGAAACCGAGCCGGGTGACAGGGTGACGACCGGGCCGTTCTCGGTACTGCGTCGCGTCGACAACACGTAGGCGCCGGCTGCTTCGGCGGCGGCAAGGGCCTGCCGTGTACTCTCTCGCAGTCGGGCGAAGGCGTCGCCCATGGGGCGCAGGCATTCCAGCTCGACGAGCGGCGGCCCCGGGTAGTGGCGCCCGAGCTGGCTGAGGGCACGGTCGACGTTCGGGTACGGGCGGTAGGCCATGGTGTCTCCTCTGCTTCCCGCCAGGATGGCAGAGCCTCACAGCACCTCGGGCCACTCCGTCAACCGGGTTCCGGCGTCCTCGTCGTCGAGGGTGATGCGGGCGCCGGGCTGACCGTACCGACCGACGAGGCCGATGAACTGGGCGCGGGCCACCTGCTCGCTCCCCCATCAGCCGTGCAGCACCGGCCGGCCCGCGAGGGCAAGGATCAGGTAGTAGCGGCCAGCGTGCACGTCCCCAGCATGGCTCACCCCGCCGCGCGCCCGCCCGCCGGGCCCCGCACCCTGGACGCATGGCCACCGATCGCCCCGTCGTCGTCTACCCGCCCGACGAGGAAGGCGGCCGGCGCGTCCACATCAACGGGCGGATCGCCGGCCGCGCCTACTCGGTTCGCGACATCGCCGCGTTCATGCAGGAGGCGGGGCTGCAGGACTGGGACGAGATGGACGTGGTCCGGTCGGAGCTGATCGAGTGGCGCGGCGGCGGACCGGACGTGTGGGCGCGGTGATGGCAGCCGCGAGCCTCCCGTGGGGAGCCGGGAGGCGCGGCGGGCCCTGCCGGTCGGCGGTGCGCGGCAGGGCCCGGCGGTGGGACCACCCGGGGGTTGGGGATCCCGTGCGCACCACCATGCATCACTTCCAGCCATGGCGGAAGATCTCGGCCACGGGTTTCTCGCGGCACGCAGCAGGCCCGCCGCGACGGGGGACGCGCGGCGGGCCTGCGGCCAGTCTGGCACGGGGGCGGCTACTGCTCGCGGTAGAGCGGGGAATCGCGACAGGCCGGGTTCGTGCAGATGACCTTCTCCTCCTGGTTGGCCGGCTCCGTGTACGTGCGCAGGCTGAACGTGTCGCAGCCGATGCATCGGCGCTGGGGGCCGGGCTTGGTGTTCTTCATGAACTCGCTGAACGGTGTGGTGGTCACAGGCCGATGTCCTCCGATGCTGCGTCGGTCCACTTGTCGGCTTCGCGGATGTATCCCCAGAAGGCGGGGCTGTTCTCCGCGTGCCCGGACTGTTCGCGGATCTTCTCCTCTCGCTTGCCCGCGCGTCGAGACGTAATAACTTCGTATAGCATACATTATACGAAGTTATACGTGTATCCCCAGAAGGCGGGGCTGTTCTCCGCGTCGTATAACTTCGTATAATGTATGCTATACGAAGTTATTACGCGCCGCGCGTCCCCCGTCGCGGCGGGCCTGCTGCGTGCCGCGAGAAACCCGTGGCCTCGTATAACTTCGTATAATGTATGCTATACGAAGTTATTACGCTCTCGCTTGCCCGCGCGTCGAGAGGTGGTGATGAATCCGGCTCGCATCGAGTGGCCGGTGAGCCGGACGGACAGGCCGGCGCGTTCGGCGTTGCGGGCGATGATCTCGCGGACGGCTTCCGGACTGAGGGCGCGGCCGCCGAGGCGGCCGTGGATGGTGATGGGCAGGAAGGCGGGGCCGGTGGTGATGCCTGCGGCGGCGCTCCAGGTGAGCCAGGCGCGGACGGGGCAGGTGTCGGGGTTGCGGCCGTAGTGGACGACGACGTCCCGGGGCGGGCGGCCCTTGACTGCGGGGACGTGGACTTCGAGGCCCTGGCTGACGTGGACGATGCCCTCTGCTCGGAGGGCGGCCACTTCGGCGGAGCGTCCGGAGATGCCGAAGGCGAGGAGCCAGAGGGCTCGGTCTCGGAGGCCGGCGAGCGAGTCGGGTACGGCGGCGGCCATCTGTCGCAGCTGCTCGGGGGTGGCGGCGGCGGCCTTGCCGCGTCCGCGGGCCTGTCGTTCGGGGTCGTTCTTCAGCGGCTTGAGGGCTTGTCGGGCGGCGACGGTGGCGGCCTTGGGGACTTCGATGCCGTGTTCGTTCCGGGCGGTGACGGTGACGCCGGTGATGCGGCGGTCGATGCTGTTGGGTGCGGCGAGTTTGATGGTGTCGAGCCAGACGACGAACCCGACGAGCGTGCCCTTGGTGACGGCGGTCAGCGGCAACGCCTGCCCGGTCCGCTCGGCGAGCCAGCCGTGGAACTCCTCCCAGAGCGCCCAGTCGTTGGCGTAGCTGCGTTTCGTGTTGTGGGGGCGGATGGCGTCGAGGTGCTTCTCGGCTGCCTCTTCCATGGCGGCGAGGACGGCGAGCGTCGCGGCGTCGTGGGCGGCCAGGGTGGCGTCCGGCTGACGCGGTGCGAGGTCCGTCACGGCCGCCACTCCTCGCGATACCCGGGCCGGTCGGCGTAGGGCAGGGCGAGCAGGCGCAGTGTCCACTGGGTAGTGACCGGTGGCGCAGGGACCTGTCGCCCGTCCTCGTTCCGCACCCACGGCATACCGTCGATCTCTTCCACAGGCCCCATCCACCGCAGCGCACATGAGCCGCTGAACGTGTGGTCACGGCGGCAGGCGGGCGAGCAATCACCGTTGTGCGCGTCGAGCAGATCCCGCTTGGCGTCGATCTCCCGAAGCACCCGAGCCGGGCTGTGCGTGGCGATGTGTGCCGTGTCCTCCGGTGGCACGAACGCGATCTGTTCCGTTGGGTCGTAGCCGTACCAGCCGCTGCCCGCCGCCCGCGCGATCCGCTCATCCTCGTTGAGCTGGGCACGAAGCCACTGAGCAAGGTCTTCAACCATGCCTGATTGTACCGTTTTTTCGCCCGCGATATGGCATGTTATCCGGGCTCAGGCCCCCAATGATCCTCCGTGAGACACAAGTTGCCGAGGGTTCTCAGCACCTCCTTGCCATAACGCCTCACCGTGAGGCATTATGGAGTCATCGCCAGGGAGGGAACCCACGATGAACACCACCGCAGCCGCCATCCAGGCCAACGTCACCGTCGCCACCATCCGCACCTGGTGCCGCCGCGGAGTCATCGCCGCCGTGAAGACCGCCGGCCGGTGGGTCATCGACAGCGCCTCCCTCGCCGCTCGCATCGCCATCGGCGCGATGAAGCACCCCCGCCGCAGGGAGGCAACACCCGTGATCGACCTGACCGCCACCTACACCTTCACCCACCCCGGCGCTACCCGCCCCACGGTCGTCACCCCGAAGATCCGCCACAGGGAAATCGACGGCGAGCACCGCATCATCATCCGGGGCCTCGCCCCGCTCCTCGCCAGCCATCTCGACGCCATCGCCGACGAAGGCGACCGCCTCCACACTCTCACTGTCCTGGCCAGCGCCAACATCGTCATCAGCGACACACCCGGCGAGTACTTCACCAACCTGATCACAACCCGCGACGACGGGCGCCTCGCCACCACCTACACCGGAACCCGCGCCCTGCCCACCAGCGTCGTCCTCGACCTCGCCGAACAGCTCCGCACCCAGCTCGCCTGAAAGACCGTCCCGCACTCGTAAGCGAGGAAAGATGAGCAACCCCTTCGACATTGATCCCCGGGCCATGCAGGAAGCCCATGAGCGCCGACTCGCCGCGATGAGGCAGATCAAGGTCGGTGCGACGTATCAGCACATCCACGGTGACAGGGACGTCGTCGTGACGGACCTCGACGAGGACACCGGGTACGTCTGGTGGCGGGCGGCAAGCGGCCCCGGCCCCGCTGACAGCCACCGGACCCTGTACTGCGCCGACTTCCTGACCGCCTACCGACTCAAACCCCAGCGATAGGCAGTCCCCGCCCGCCCGTCAAGACAGCCGACTCCGGAGAGGCGACAACCCGATGGCGACCATCGCCAAACTCGACATCCGCAAGGCATCTCCGCCTGTGGACGTCGACCTCGACACCCTTACCCCGAAGGCCCGCGCGCTGGCCGAGGCCATCCACATGTCCTCCGGCCACCAGCCACTCGGCGTACTCTGCGACACCGGCAGGACCAAGGGAGAACGCCCGAACCATCACTACGTGTACGGCACCGGCCCGGAAGCCGACCGCATCGGCGCCGAGCCTGACCTACGCTTCATGACCAACCTGGAGCCACTCCCGCGTGACGCCGAGACGACACCGGAGGAGTGGCTGGAGTACAACGCGCGCCAGATGCCCTACGACGCCTGGCCGATCGCCGGCGCGAAGAGCCGCATGGAACCCCTCGACGAGCGGGTGCCATCAGCAGACGCCGCGCGCGAGGACCGGTGCCTCACCCGGGACCAGGCCCTCCGCTACCTGGGAGAGCGCGGCATCGTCGTCAGTAACGACGCGTGGATCCTCCTCCAGAAAGTCGGCAACGCACCGCAGCCGCGCCACTATGCCCTCAACGGACGGATGCCGCTGTGGCACGTCGATGACCTCGACGCTTACGCCACCCGGGACTACGAGCGTTGGACGATCAGCCGGGTTGCCGAACACCTCGGCTACGAGGGAGAGTCCGCGACCGGCAGCGCCCGCAAGCAGCTCTCCCGCTGGGGACTGCACGCGGTGGGCCGGGCGCCGGGGCGCGGCGGCGAGAGCCTGTACGCGGCCGACCAGGTGCAGGCGGCGCACTCCGCTCGTCCGGGGAAGGGGCGTCACGGCGCCATTCGAGAAGGGGGCCGGTTCACCGCATCCAGCAAGCCCTGACCTGTCCCCGGACGTGACAAAGCGCCCCCGCTCCCCTGCCGAAGCAGGGGCGGGGGCGCGGTCGTTCACGCGGTCTCGTCGGGCGCCGGCGGCTCGGGGGACGGCTCGGGCGTCGGGGCCGGGCTCGGCTCCGGGGCCGGGGCCGGGCCGGGTGTCGGCTCGGGCTCGGCCTCACCGATACCGATTAGGCTTCCCGTGTCGGCCTCGTTGTCGTTCGGCCTGGGCTCTACAGGGATCGGGTCGGGCATGATCACACTCCAGTTCGGTAGTACTCGTCGACCAGCGGATGCGCTGGTTCGGGTTCGATGCCGGCGCGGTGCATCTGCCGCGCCCATCGGTCTGTCGTCGACGCGAACGCCCGCAGCATCGCCTCCAGCCGCGACATGCGGCCCCGCAGCTGCCCGTTCTCTTCGTCGACCCGCTTCACCGTCGCCTCCAGCACCGCGAGGTTCGCGGACTGCTGTGCGGGCGCCGCGTTCGCGCGGGCCGCGGCCTCCGTAGCGGCGGCCGTCGCCTTGGCGGCGTCCCGGGTGGCCCGGGATATCCACCAGCTGCCTCCACCGAGGACGCTTCCGGCGGCGGCGACGACTGCCGCCCATTCGGCCACGTTCATCAGGCCCTGCCTCTCTGGGGCCGCGGAGCTGGGGGGACCGAGTACTCGGGCACCGTGGCCGCCCAACAGATGACCCCGATGTGTGAGGTCAGGTACCAGAGTGCGACGAACCCGCCGCGGGAGTAGCCGCCAGCGAAGACTGCGTAGACGTAAGCGATCGTCCACACCGTGGGGGGAGTCAGTGCGGCGAGGAAGCCCAGTTTGTCGCGGCCGATCCGCAGGAACGCGGATCCAAGGGTGGTGAGCCCGCAGACGATCCACAGCCAGGACCACTGCCGCAGGTCGCCGAACCGGGTGAGGAGCTGCAGGCCGCCGTCGGTAGGGGGTGTCAGCAGGAACGACAGGCCATAGCAGCTCTTGCCGACGCCGAGGATGAGGAGGAAGACGCCGCGGCGGCCCAGGGCCCTGTGCAGGCGCCGGGCGGCACGGCACGGCATCAGATCGCCCGCGGCGGTTCGGTGGTGGCTGGCGCGGAGGGTCGGGCCGGGGAGACCTGCCCGCGGGTCAGCAGGGCGAGCCCGGCGAGGACGACGGTGTTGATGGCGCCGATCTGCTCGGTGGGCAGTTCCAGGCCGTAGGCGGCGAGGAGCGCAGCGACCGCGGCGACGAGCCCGGTGAACGCTGACGGCGCGATCGGGCGCGTGACGGCCGCGGTCGCGGCGGCGAACACAGCGGAGATGACGGCGACGATTGCCCCGGCCTGCTCGGCGGACAGGCCGAAGCCGAACGTGACGAGCAGACTGAGGCCGGCCGAGACGGCGGCGATGACGAGCGCGGGCTCGCGTCCGAAGATCCTCACGGTCACGCCTCCTTGCTGAGCTTGTCGACGGCGGCCTGGAGGGCGGCGACCTGCTTCGCGAGGTTCTTCACGAGGGAGTTCGTCTCGCGGTCCTGGAGGAAGCCGTAGCGGAGGTAGCTCTCGGCGGTCCAGTGGCGGTTGCCCTGCTTGTCCTTGTCGCCGTCGGGCGAGGAGAGGACGCCATCCGTGGTGAACAGGGTCTTCACGTCGTTCTTGTCGGCCACGAGGGGCTCCTTGGTGGTGGTCTTGCCGGGGGTCGTGGCGCCCGGGCTCCAGGACGCTGGGTGCTTGAGCCGCTCGGCGACGTCGGCGCGGAACTGCTTCGGCGTGAACTCGAACCGGCCGCGGGCGCCGTAGCCCTCGACCGGGCCGCGGGGGTCCACCTTGCCCTCGACGCTGGTCTCCTTGTGGCAGCCGCACGACTCGGCGCCCCAGCCGTACTCGCGGCAGATCGCGGCGTTGATGCGGACCCACGCGTCGTACTGGGCGCGCGGGTACGGGTCCTTGCCGTCGCCGAGGTTCTCGGTCTCGATGCCGTAGGAGATGTCGTTGCCGTCGATCGTGCCCGACGCCTTGGACGGCGCCGGGTGGACGGTCTTCTCGTCGCGGAAGGACTGGTAGGCGTTGACCGCCATCGGCCCGGCGTGGTTCGCGCGGCCGGCCGAGCACATCGTAGCGACGCCGTCCTTCGCCAGGTGGATGTGCGCGAGGGGCGGTGGGAGGCCCGGTACGCCGGTCTTGGCGACGATGCCGAGGGAGTTCCGGCCGGCGGTGTGGTGGTTGAGGATCATGCGGACGGGTCCGAAGGCGAGCCCGGTCTCGTCGTCGCGCTCGCGGGTGCGCCAGTCCGGGTACTCCTCGACGCGGACGCCCTCCGCTCGCAGGATGGCGATGAACCGGTCCGGGGACAGGGGTGTGGCCATACAGGCTCCTGAAATGAGGAAGGCCCCTGCCGGGGCCGGTCGGTCAGAGGCTGGCGAAGCACCCGTTGAAGCCGATCCACGGCGGCTTGGCCGTGCTGGTGATGCCGTAGAGGATGAGCTGGCCGGCGGGGGTGATGTCCAACTTCATCGTGATGCGGTCGGAGCTCACGTCGGAGCAGGGCACGACGATGGTCCGCAGGGTGCTGGGCCGGGCTGAGGCGGGCAGCGTGGTCGTGTTGAGGGTGAAGGACCCGGGGATCGTGCTCGGGTAGGAGTCGCGGCTGATGCCGCCCCGGAGCATGATGCTGTCCTCGCCCGCGAAGTTGACGATGCGGTACTGGAACGTGCCCTGCGAGTTCCCGTTGTGGGCCCACCCGGAGGCCAGCGGCACCGTGGTCCAGGCCCGGGTCCCAACGGACACCACGACCCAGGCGCCCTCGGACCGGAGCTCCAGGCGCTTCACGTCGTCGAGCCAGGTGAGCATGCCGTCGACGGGCGCCTGGGCGCCGACGAGGGTGGCGCTGCGAGCGGACGCAGAGGCGAAACGCATCACGCCGCGCGGGATGACGCCGGCGGCGAGCAGCTTCACGGCGTCGGGGATGCTGGGGGCGTCGGTCATCTGCCAGATGCCGATGCCCTGTCCGTACTGGTCGACGTCGGGCACGCGCCCCTCCTAGATGGTGTAGCTGATGCCGTCGAGGGACACCCACGTCGGCAGGTTCGTGGCCTGGAAGGTGCGGATCGTGCCGGTGGTGGTGATCTCCAGGCGGAGGACGGCCGGGTAGGTGCCCGAGTCGCGGGTCACGGCCCACGACATGGACACCCCCGGCTGGATCGCGGCCGGCAGCGTCAGCAGCGTCGCGCCGTCGGCGATCGAGCCGGACGTCGGCCCGATGCGCCCCCGGAGCCAGATGCGGCGCCCCTCCCGTAGGTAAGCGGGCGTGTGGCCGTGGCCCGGGTTCTGGAACCCGCTGGCGAGCGCCAGCGTCGTCCACGTCTGCGCGGTCGTGGCCGTGCGCCCCCAGGCGAGCCAGTTGCCGCTGCTGGATTGGTCGATGACGATGACGTCGTCGATGGCGGGCAGCGTGTAGGTGGGCATGCATCGGACCGCAGGGATGCCGTCCACCGCGACGGTGCCGTCGGCGTTGACGGCGGTCACGGTGGCAAGCCGCCAGTCCGAGCCGCGCACCGAGGGGGCTCCCTCCCCCGCGCGGGTGGCCTGCTGTTTGAGCGCCCAGGCGAGGTCGCGGTGCACGGCGGGCGCGGGTCGGTTCGGCAGCGCGGTCACGCGTCCTCCTTCGCTGAGACGGTGCTGATGGGGAAGTCGCTCCCCTCGTCGAGCGGGACCGTGAAGGCTGCGGCCTGGTGGAGTTCCCGGGCGCCGTCGGGGTGCATGACGCGGATGATGTCGCCCGGCTCGAGCGCCGAGTTGGGCAGCGACGAGATGTCGCCCGAAGCGTTGGGGGCTCTGCCCTTGGCAAGCTCCAGGTTCGCTGCTTGCGCGCACGCGTTGGTGGTGGTGTAGGCGCTGGAGGAGATGAACTTGGGGCGTCGCCCGAAGGGTCCTCCCCAGTACGTGGGACTGCCCGGGTCGTTATCGACGGCCAGATAGGAGACGGGCGGGGTGTTCTCGCTCGTGTTCTCGCCGCGGGCGAGCACGCCGTTGAAGACCTTGTCCGAGGACATCGCCCGGTTGGCCTTGATGTAGACGCCGCCTTCAGTGGCCTCCACCGCCCACACCGGCTCGGCCGTGAGCAGGTCCGGCAGCCGACCGATGGTGAAGACGCCGTCCGCATTGCAGTACACCTCGGCGCCGGCCGCCGCGGCGATCTCCTGCGCACCAGCCCAGGGATCGGCCTCGATGTCGAACGTGCGGCGCCCGATCGGGGCGTCGTCGATCAGGCTGATGATGTCGGCGTCCGGGATCGACCGCTGGATGAGTGCGGTGACCGCGCCCACGACGGTGCCGCTGGCGGAGTACGGGGCCGTGAGCTTGTCGTCGGCGACGATCGCCGACAGGTCTTTCCCCTGCAGCGATACCGGGCCCTCGGCGACGTCGCCGTCGACGCTGTCGAGCCGGAACACGCCGAGCGGCACCAGCTCGCTCGTCCCGTCGCCGTACTCGACGCCGCGCGAGATCCGCAGCCGAGCCCCGTAGGTCGCGAGTTGGTCGGTCGGGGTGCGCGGGATCAGGGACGGGTCGGCGACGGTGACGGTGCAGGTGCGGCGGATCGCCTGCCCCCGGTCCACCGTCACCGAGCCGCCGGTGTGCTCGAGCTCGACGACCTCGCCCGTCGTCAGGAACAGCTGCACCTGGGTCGCGACCCGGTGGCTCTCCGCGAGCCGGGTCAGGAATCGATCGCTGACGGGGTACACGGCGTCACCCCGTTCGGCGGTCGAGCAGCAGCGCCTCGCTGGTCGCGTAGACCTCCAGCAGGTCGGCGGCCGTCGCGAACTCGGTGACGACGTCCTGCCAGGTCCGGCCGCGCGCCCCGTTCACGCCGGTGGTGACCGGCATGTCCTGCTCGACGAGCGGTAGCGACCAGGCCCGCCACTCCTCCTGGGCGAGCGGGCTCACGCGCGCCTCGGTGACCTCGCCGACGGCGACGTACATGTCGGCGACGCCCATGCCCGACGCGGCCTGCCATAGCAGGACGTTTCCGGAGTCGAGCAACAGGTGCAGAGCCTCCCGCTCGGCGTCGGACCGGGTCCAGATGGCGAGGTCGCCCTCCAGGCCCTGCCGGCGGCCGGACAGGATGACCTTGTTGCGGCGCCCGCGGACGACGTACACCGCCTGCTCGATGGGCCGCTGCCAATCAGGGGCCCGCTCCACCATGACCAGGCAGTTCCGCTGCGGATTGCCCGGGTCTTTGATCCACGCCGTGTTGATGTCGTCGAGCGCCAGCGTCACCGGCTCCGACGACCGGGTGAAGGCGACAGCGCCGGCCGTCGTGTACACCTCGATGCGGTAGTTCACCGGCTGCCCGAGCGGCGCCTCGTGGTCCTCGATGAGCATCACGTCCGAGGTGATGACCTGCTGCACGATCAGCCCGGCCGCCCCGCGGACCGCGGCCCGCTTGCCGTCCGGCGTCACCCGGTACACGGTGATCAGGTAGTCGAGCGGGAGCTCCCGCAGCGTCAGCAGCACATACCCGTCGTCGGGGCGGGCCTCCACCGCGGTCTGCGGCAGCACCTGCCACAGGGTGACGGCGTCCACATGCAGGACGCTGCCGGCCACCGATGCCGCGGGCATCAGCTCGACGGCAGCCTGCGCCGCGGCCTCAGGGGCGACCGCATCCGCGGCGCACGCGTACCAGCCGGTGCCCGCCAGCACATACCCGACACCGGTCGAGGCGCCGAGGTCGGCGCCGCCGGCGTCGTACCACCGCACCCGGACGGTCACGCTCGCCCACGTGCCTCCCGCCGTGCGCATGATCGCCTGCGCACGCCAGTTCACGTTGGGCGTGACCGGCCACCGGGCCGACCGCACCGTCGACGTGGTCGCCGTCGACGAGGTGACCGCCAGGGCGTAGGCGCCCTCGTAGGAGGAGCTGCCCCACGGGGTGGTGCGGGCGAGCGTCGCTACCCCAGCAGCCGTCGCCCAATCGGCCACGCCCTGCTCGAAGGAGCTGTCTGCGTAGGGCAGCACGCTGCCCGTCATCAGCTTCGGCGCCACGGTGACGGCCACCGTCTCCAGCCGCAGCACCTGCCCCGCAGTCGCCCCGTCCAGGCCCGCGGCCACCGCGCAGGTGGCCGCCGCCGCGGGCGCGACCATGCTCGCCCGCTGCCGGTACATGCCCGTGCCCGGCGGGGCAAGCGTGCTCCTCTGGACACCCACCTGGGCGCCGGTAGAGTCGTAGAAGCGGAGCTCGATCCAGGCCGTGGAGGACGTCGTCGGGGGTTGCAGGTAGGCGTAGGCGATGTACTCGGTGCCCGGCGTGACCGCGGGGCGGTTCACGGTCATCGCGCTCGCGGTGCCTGCGGCGGACGCGGTGACGGCCAGCACTTGGCCGCCCGCGGTGTAGTTGGTGACGGTCCAACCCATTGTCGGCGCCTGCCGGGAGATCGTGGCGTTGGCCCCGGCTGCCCAGCCGCTCAAGTCGATCTCAGCCGACTCGGTGTTGAAGTCGAACAGGTTGCCGAGGATCCTGATCGGCAACCCGAGGTAGACGTTCTCCCAGTAGTGGTTGACCCCGGCGGCGGTCTCCGTGGACGACAGCAGCACCTGGGCAGTGGCCGCGTTCACCGGCGCCGGGCCGGCCGCGGAGACCCGGTGCCAGTTGGCCGAGGCCGCCATCGTGGTCAGCGACCACGTCACGCTGATCTCGGCGCCCGCCGCAGTCAGCCACCGGATCCCGATCCGCTCCGGCACCGACCCGGCCGCGTCCGCGAAGCAGTAGTACACGGTGCCGGGCGTGATCGGGTAGGAGGAGACGGTGCGGGCCTGCGTCTCCCCGGACGCCACGCTCTTGACGACGAGGCAGCCGTCTCCGTTCCGGCCGCCCACCCCCTTCGCGAGGGTGCAGTTCGACTTCGGTGCCCAGCCCGACGTGTTCGGGTCGATGGACTCCGTCGTCGGGGAGAGGAAGTTCCCGGGGATCGCCAAGGTGACCTCCTCAGCTCGCGTTGATGACGGAGATAAGCTCTCGCTGCCCCTGCTGCATGACCTGCTGCGCCTCGCCGCGGACCCGGCCGAGAAACTCGCCCGAGTCGAGGTAGAGGCTGCCCTCGAGCGTGGTCGGTCCGGACGAGCCGCCACGCGCCGCCAGCGAGGTGAGCGCGTTGGCCTGCGCCGTCGTGAACACGGGCTCCGGCCGACCCGTGCCGTTGTACGCGAGGTTGAAGCCCGGCTGCAGGTAGCCGCCCGAGTCGTAGCTGCCCGGCTTGAAGCCGTACCAGTCGGTGAACAGGCGATCGTTGTAGCCGCGGGCTCGCCGCCCGACGACCACCCCGTCCCCACCGCGACTCTCCACGTTGACGCCGCCGAGGGTGCCCGCGGTGTGGCCGACCCCGGCGTTCGTGATGCCGATCATGAACGGAGACTTCTGGCGGAGCTTCCATCCGGGAGGGGCGGTCCGGCCCGAGAACGCCATCGTCGCCCAGCGCCGGTGCGGCTTCTGACCGCGGATGACGGACTCGATCGCGGACATGAAACCGGAGCAGTCCCACGACGGGTTTCCGTTGCCGCCCCACTGGTAGGGCTTGCCGTTCTGGGTGCGCGCCCAGGCCAGCGCCTTCTGGATGCGCGGGCCCCCGATGCCGCCGGCGCCCCGCTTGTCCGCCTCCTTGCTGTATCCGAACAGGGCGTCGACGATCCGACTCGGGATGCGGCGGATCATCTTCCCGAAGCCGGTGTCCATGCCGGGGAACGAGGCGAGCAGCGGGTCGACGACGTTCTTCACACCCGCGCGCGCGGACGCCTCCAGGGTGTCAGTGAGCCATGACGCCCCTTCCTTGATCTTGTTCCAGGCTGCCGATCCGGCGCCGAGGGCAGCGGACCCGGCGGACTTGATCCAGTCGAAGATCCCGCCGCTGGCGAACCGCTGCACCGGGTAGATGCCGCCGGTGCTGTACCGAAGGGACGTATCCGTGGGTGTGCGCGGGTTACCGCCGAGCATCGGGGCCAAGGCCGCCTTGACGCCCTGGGCGCCCCGGGACCGGGCGACCGCGTTGAGGGTGTGCACGAACCCAGAGCCCACGGCCCGCGTGAACTCGGGCCGCATGATGGCCTCGCCACCGGACAGCTCCAACGCCCCGCCCGTCGGGGAGACGAAGCGGTGCACATCGCGGCCCGGGGTGTAGCCGGGCATGACGCCACCGGAGGCGAACTTGAAGACATCCAGCTTGGGGGCGCCGAAGGCGCTGGCTACGGCGTTCCAGACGCCACGGACGCCCCGGTTGTACACCACATCCACGACGTACTGCACAGGCTCCCGGGCGATCCCCTTGATGCGGTCCCAGGCTGCCTTGATGCCCTTGCGGGCCGCATCGAAGGCCCCGATGAAACGGTCCCTCAGGCTCGTGGCCCAGCCCGGCATCGTCTTCGTGAAGAAGTCCCGGATCGGATAGATGGTCCACTTCTTGATCAGGTCCCACGCACCGGAGATCCCGGCGCGGATGCCGTCCCACACGCCGACGATCCGGCCCCGCAACGTGGCCGCCCAGCCCGGCATCGTCTTGATGAAGAAGTCCCGGATCGGGTACAGCACATGCTGCTTGATCCAGTCCCAGATGAGGGCGAGGGCCGCCTTCATGACGTCCCAGGCGACACGGACTTTGTCCCGCAGGGTCTCAGCCCAGCTAGGCACGATCCGGGTGAAGAACGTCCCGATGGGCTCCAGGACGTTCGACTTGATCCAATCCCATGCCGCGCCCAGGGCCATCTTGATGGCCTCCCAGATGACCGTGACGGCGCTCCGGAACCAATCGCACTTCGTCCACAGCAGGTAGATCGCGGTGACAACCGCCGTGATCCCCAGGACAATCCAGCCCAACGGACTCAGCCTCATGGCCAGGTTGAAAGCCGCCATGGCAGCCGTCGCCAGCCACGTGACGCCCGTCCACAGCAACGTCGCCAGGCGCCAAGCGCCCATCGCGACCACGATGCCGTAGATCGCCTGCACCGCCCACGGCGCGTTGTCCGCGATCCACTGGACACCCTGGGCGATGCCGCCGATCACGGTCAGGACGACGCTGCTGATCGGCGACATGGCGACGCCGATCGACAGCAGAGCCCCTGAGATCCGCTGCAGCGCCTCCCAGATTCTCGGGGCCATCTCGGCGGAGTAGCCGAGGAACCGCTCGAACTCCGGGGAGCCCTTCAGGCCCTGCCCCCACGCGGCGAACCGGCCGGTGAGTGTCTGCATCCGCGCGGACACCGAGTCCACCTTCGGCAGGAAGGCAGAGATCACCCCGGCCATACCCTTGAACACGTTCCCGAACGAGACACCCAGACCCTCGATCGCGGGCCTCACCGAGCCCTGCAGATCGGACCGGAAATCAGCCCAGAACGGCCGCTTCAGCTCCGCCGACGCCTTGTCCATCAGCGTCTCGATCGCGCCCGCCGCCTCCAGCACGAACGGCGTCAAGCCCGGCAGGGCGTTCTTCAGGCCGATCAGCGCGCGGGTGAAAATCGGCATCACGGCCGGCTGCAGCGACCGCGACCACTGCGAGAACGCGTCCCGCAGGTTGAGGAACGCGTCGAACGTCTCCCGGGCCGCGGGCGTCAGCTTCGCCAGCTCTTCCTCGTACTTGGCCTGCGCAATCGCCGCCTGGTCCACGCCGCCGGCCGCCGACAACGATGCCTGCTCGATCTGCCGCTGCGCCGACGCGATCGAATCGGCTGCCGACTGCTGAGCCGAAGCGAGCTGCTCCTGCGCGCGGGCCACCGACTGCGCACCCTCCTCCTGGGTGCGGGCCACGTTCCGCTGCGCCTCGGCGACAGCCTCTTGGCTCTCGATCTGCTGACGCGCCGCGTCCGCCCGCTCCTTCGCGAGCGCACGCTGCTGCCGCGCGACCCCCTTCTCGGCCTCCCGGAGCCGTTCCTGCGCGGTGCGGACCGTCTCCGATCCCTCCACGCCGGCCTTGTCCGCGGCCGACTTCTCCGCGGTCAGCGCCTTCGTCTCGGCCTGGGACTCCCGCAGACGCTGAACCGCCTGGTCGTAGGCGAGCTGCGCGCGCGCCCGCTCCAGCAGGGTGGCCTTCGAGCCCTCCGCCTGCGTCGCGCGCAGCCGGACCTCCGCCTCCTGCACCGACAGAGCGGCATCCCGCTCCGACAGCCGGGCGTTCGCCACCCGGTCCCCAAGCTCAGCCAACTCCGCGGCGGCGTCACGGCGAGCCTGGGTCAGATCCTCCTGCGCCCGCTGCGCGACGCGCTGCGCATCCGCGAGCTGCTCTTCGGCCTGCCGCACCTGCTCGGCCGCCCGTCGTTGCCGGTCCGCAGCCTGCTGCACCGCTCCCGCGAGCTGCTCCTTTGCGCGCCGGTTCGCCTCCGCCGCCGACCGCACCGCGTCCGCGACTCCCTGCTCCGCCTGCCGGATCTGCTGGGCCGCGTTGCGGTGGGCACTGGCCAGGGCCTGCTGCGCGGACGCCATCTGCAGAGACCGGGAGGCCGCCTGCGCCGCGGCTTGCCCGCCCTTGAGAGTCGCGGTCGTAGCCGCATCCTGGGCCGCCTTCTGCGCCTGCAGCACCTTGCCCATCTGCACGAACGCGGGGACGGCGACAGCGGCCAGCGCGCCGACCCCCACGGCCGCCGCCGAGGCGGCAGCCGCCATCGCCCCCAGGCCGGCCGCCGCCACTGGCAGCACCGGCAGGAGAGCCGGACCGAACGCGAGCGCGGCCGTCGTCAGCATCGACAGGTTGGCCGTAGCGGACCGCGTGTCGACGTCGATGGTCACGTCGTCGCCATCCAGGCGGTTCACCTGCGCCTGCACCGCTGCGAGCTCGGCCGCCGCGGCGCCGGTGTCGATCCGCACGTCGACGTCGGCGTCGGACGCGGCGAGCGCGGCCAGACGCGACTGCAGCTGGGTGATGCGGGCCATCGCCTCACCGGCGTCGATGTCGACGCCGATCTCCACGTCTCGCAGCGTCTCCAGCTGGGCGCGGATCTGGTGGATCTCCCGGTCCACCGCCGAGGAGTCCGCGGTCAGCTCCACCTCGGGCAGGCTGCGCAGCGCCGCCTCGACGCGAGTCCGCATGCCGCGGGCGAAGGCGGAGCCGGTCTGCTCGCCGCCGCGCGTAGCGGGCGGCACTGCTGTACGGGACCCGGTCGTTACGCCCGTGCGCACCGCCTGCGCCACCTGCGTGCTGACGTGCCGGCCGATCACGCGGCCGATCTCGTCGCCCACCGAGTCGGCGGCGGGCACCACCTGCTCCTGCAGACGCCGGCGGATCCCCCGCGCATTCGGGACAACATCGACCTCGACGGACCCCACGCTGATCGCGGCCACGGACACCTCCTCCGTGGCGCTACTCGGCGCCCCCCTGTATGAGCTGGAACAACCGGTTGGCGCTGTTCTCGGTCAGCTTCGGTTTCGCCTTGCGCGGCTTCGCGCCGGGCCGACGGATCGGCTCAGGCGGATCCGGGCGCTTCGACTTCTTGTCGGTGTTCACGCACCACAGCACCCACTCCACGCGGGCCAGACGGTCGGCGACGAGCGCCAGCAGCTGCTCCTGCTGAGACCAAGGGGCCTTCTCCGGCTCCCCCTTGTCGGCCTGAGCCGCGATCTCTTCGGGCGACGCGGAGTTCCTCAGCGCCGTCCAGGTGGCGGACTCCGGCGGCAGTCGCTCGATGAGGACGCGCAGCCGCCGCGCCGACATCTCGCCCCGGTAGTACGCCGCAAGCTGATCCTCGCTGCGCGGGTAGTAGAAGGCCAGGTCGCCCTCTACCGCCTCCTCGTGCGCCGCGACGACCGCCCGGGTCCAGGCGATTTCCCCAGGCTCTCACCCGACTGCCGTGCGGCGTCCTCGATGAACTCGTAGAACTCGGTGTTGGTCGGATCGATCTCCCAGAACACGTCAAGGTCGTCCGGGTGGATGACGAGGTCGGTGAAGGCGGCGAGCTGCCCCTGGTTGAGCAGTGCCTGCCACGACGCACGCCACGATCCGGGCGGGATGATCCGGACGTCCTCACCGGCGAGATCGGCGGTGACGTACTCGCCTTCCGCCTCGATCTCCGCCGCAGTGGCCTGCGGTTCGTCGACGTCCTGCTCGCCCGGCTCCGGCGTGGGGTGCATCGGCGGGCGGGATGCCGCACGAGCGGCAGTGCGTGGCTTCCTGCTGGTGGTGTCGCGCGTGCTGGCCACGGCGCGGGCCTCCTTCTATGCGATGGCGCGGGCAGCGGTGGAGGTGGACGGGCCGGGCCCGCGCCGACGGTTGACGGCCCGTCCACCAGCTCAGGACCCGCTGTTCGCGGGCGTCTCCGGGACACGGTCGAAGTGGTAGACGGTGTTGCCGGCCTCGTCCGGGTAGGCGGTGATCGTCCACTCGAAGCCGGCGACCTGATCCTGCTTGTGCGTGACATCGGACCGCTCGGTGATCTCCCCCTGCGGCACGTAGAAGCCGCGCTGGAAGTTGTCGCCGTCGAGGACGACGAACCACCACGCGCGCCGGTCCGGCTCCGGGGACGCGGTCTCCGCGAACGTCGTCAGCCCGGCCGCCGGAGTCAGGTCGGCGGCCGGCACCCGGTACTGCAGGGACTGCACCGTGGTCCGGCCGGTCTCCCACGCCGTCAGGCTGAAGGTGCGCAGGCTGGACGTGATGGTGGTACGGATCGGCGCCGTGTAGCCCCACGGGGTGAAGGACTGGGAGTCCTCCTCGAAGCCCTGCACCAGGCCGTCGTCCGAGATGGCACCGAGCGGCGCCCACGGGGCAAGCGGCTGGAGCTCGGGGTCGCCGGGCGACGTGGTGCCGATGGGGGCGACCCAGCCGCCGCCGTTCGCGCCGACCTCCAAAAGGTCCGCCGCGCGGGTGATCGAAACCATGAGGTCTCCAGACATACGAAGACCCCGCGAGCGGCGGGGTCGAAGGACAGGGTCCGGCGCGGGCCCGACCGGTCAGGAGACCGGGTGACAGTAGATCTCGTAGGTAGCCCCGACACGGCGGAGCCCAGTGTTCTCGTAGGGGCGGATCGCGGGCCGGGAGATCGTGCCGGTCCGGGCGAACACGGCGGTTTGGGTGACGCTGCCGCGCAGCTCGGTGAGCACCCAGCCCCGGATGGTCGCCGCGAGGGCGATCGCCTTGGCGCGGGTGGAGTGGTAGACGTCGATGTCGACGAACGCCCGGTCCAGCCGGATGCCGTCATCGCTGCCGCCCACCGCCTGCACCTGCACCGTGGGCAGCTCCTCGGCGAGGCTGTTGTCCAGCTCGTCGCGCACCACCACGCCGTCGCCGAGGAATGCCCGCAGCGCTACCATGACTTCCAACTCCACATCGACGGAGCCGACAGCGGCCATCAGTCGCCGCCCGACGCCGCGGCCCGCAGCAGCACGTGATGGGCCGGGACACGTTCGGTGCCGTACTCCACCCAGCGGGCGTAGTAGGTCGGGTTGCGGACGTAGGCGACGGCCCGGTCCCGGCGACGGCCGCCACGGCGGGTGCTGTCCACCTCCCAGGCGCCCCTGTACCGTCCCGAGTTCGGGTCGCCCGAGCCGCCGACCGGGGAGATCGTCACAGCCGTCGCCTTGATGTTCTCGGCCCGGCGCACCAGATCCGCACGGACCATCTCCGACCGCAGCAGCTCCCCCACCCCTCGCCGGTCCAACTTGAACCGCGCCGCCATATCGCCTCCTAGCCGGTCACCCGGTCCGCCGCGAACTGCACCGGCCCGCGCAGCCCAGTGAACGGGCTGCGGCCCCAGTCGCCGGGCTCGCCCGTGATGTCGCAGACCACGCCGCGGATCCTCACCTGATCAGTGGTGCGCCAGTCCGTGCCGGTCGGATCGTAGACGGTCCAGCCGACCACGACCGTGTCCCGGCCCTGCTGCTCGGCGCCGCCGACCTGCGGCGTCTCCTGCCGAGGCGTCACCACCACGCCCTCAATCTCGGTCTCCTCCAGCGGCCCGGGAATCGGCTGGCCCCGCTCGTCCCGGCCCGGCGACGGCCCGCGGCGCAGCCGCACCACGGTCTCCCCGAACGGGTACGGCGCCGGGGCGGGCATCTACACCCACCCCCAGCCCGGCTCCCACTCCAGCGGCGGCCCATACCCGTCGTCGACCGGCCACGTCGGGGACGGATCAGCCTTGGCCGGCGTCGGGTCCACGGTGAACGCGCCGCCCCTGCCCGCCAGCGACTTGAGCGCGGTCTTGTCGGCCTTCGTCAGGTACAGCCCGCCAGAGCCCTGCGGGCGCTGCACGCTCATCGGGCCGATCGTCTCGTAAGAGACCTGCTGCGGATTGACGTAGGCGCGGCCGGCGACCGACAGCACCACCGCGGTGGCCTGGTCCGGAAGCGGCTTCACCACCGTCTCGCACAGGGCGATCGCCTGGCCTATCAGCAGGTCGGCACGTGGACCGTCGATCTCCCCTAGCCCGAGATAGAGGGCCAGTTGCTCGGCGGTCGGGGCTACGAACGCCACAGAGACCTCCTAAGGCAGGGACTCCACGGCGTCACACCAAGCGGCGAGGTCGGCAGCCGGGTCCAACTCCGCAGACCGGGCCTTCGCGCGCTTCGACGCAAGCCGGTACTCGCCGGGCTGCAACAGCTTCCGCAGCACCGCCTCGTAGCCGTCGACGTCGGACCGGTCCACGAAGACACCGGCCTCGCCCAGCGACTCGCACAGCCCCGGCGTGGGGTGGGCCACGACGGGGATGCCACTCGCCAGCGCCTCGACCCCCGCCCGGCCCCACGACTCGTAGGACGACGGCATGAGCAGCACCCGGGTGCGGGCGTACACCTGCTCTCGCATGTTGGCCCCGTCAACGTGGTCGACGACCTCGACGTTCGGCAGATCCGGCAAGACCTGCTCCCCGTAGGCGCCGCGCACCGCGAGGAACTGCTGATCCGGCATCCGGCGGGCCAGCTTCTCCAGCACTCGCCCACCCTTCTCCGGGTTGCAGTTGATCAGCGTGATCGCCTTGCCAGGCTTCGTCGCGTACTCGCCGGCGAACACCGGGGGACGCACGATCAGCTCAGCGCCCGGGCGCACGGCCTGCGGGTACTCGGCGAAGAACAGCTCCGCCTCCCGCTCCATCCAGCGGCTGTTGTAGACCGCCAGGGCGGTCCCGCCGGCGGCCATGTCGCGGAACGTCGGCCGGTGCGTGTTGTGGCAGATCACTACCACCGGCTTCCCGTAGCCGCGGGCCAGCGCCGTCGTGTGCGGCACGCACTCCAGATGGGCGATGAGCACATCCGCCTGCCGGACCGCGGTCGGGAAGTCCAGCCGGGCCTCCAGCGGGACCACCTGGATGCCCCGGTACTCGTAGACCTCGCGCTCCTTGCCGTACCGGGACAGCCACACGGACACGTCGTGCCCGCGCTCCACCAGAGGCCGCAGCATCGAGACGAGCATGTGCTCGGCGCCCGCGTTGTGCTGCGGCGGCATGAGGTGGACGCGGGCCACGACCCTGAGCGGCGCGGTCCCGCGCGGCGCGGAAGCCGGGACCGCCCCCATCAGGACCCCGACGGCGTGCCGGTGAACTTGACGAATGCCTCAGCGTCGCCCAGCACGAAGCCGTAGTACGCCTCCGCGAGGAGCAGCACCAGGTTCTCCTGGAACGCGGAGTGGACACCGCCCTCCTCGTCGATGTAGGTGGCCTCCTTGGAGATCCGCACGGTGATGTCCATGCCGACGCCGTAGGCGGTCTGCGACCAGTCGCCGCCGATCGCCCGCAGACCCGAGTCCACGGTGCCCGACTGGCGGCGCAGCTTCCCGGACACCGAGCGGGAGTAGGCGATCGGCTCGCCCACCAGGGTGCCCGCCAGCGCCGCACCAGTGCCCGGCTGGGTGGTGTCGACGAGGATCGGCCGTCCCGTCGTGTCCGTCGCCCCGAGCAGACGCGTCTTCAGGCGGTGGTCGGCGACCGTGCCGGTGTAGTCCCAGTCGTCGTCGACGATCTCACCCATGCCGGTGACGAAGTCGCCCCAGATGCCGCCATTCGCCTGCGTGGTCGTGCCCAGCGAGACGGACTTCGTCGTCTGGGCGAGGTAGTCCGGGAAGGGGCCGACCGCGCCCTTCATCGTGCGGCCGTGGATCGCCGCCCGGTCGAACGCCCGGGAGAACGCGGTGGGCAGGTCGTTCTGCAGCTGCGTCCACAGACCGGCAGCGTTGGACTGCACGACCTCCATCGCGACCGGGATGAGAACGGCGATCTTCTTGCCGGTCATCTGCTTGATGTCGACGCCGCCCGTGCCCAGCGGCTTACGGCCGGCCTGCTCGACCCAGTCCGCGGTCGGCACGTCCAGAGGCACCGGCACGGCCGTGTTGGCGCTCATGGAGAGCGGCACCCGGCGGGCCAGCGACATGACCGCGGACTGCTCGACCGACTTCTCGAAGATGGGCCCCGTGAGCTGGGGCGGGAGGAACGTCGCGTCGACGTCCGACAGCTTGATCGGGTTGGTTGCCATGGAGGGCTTCCTCTCAGCGGCCCTTCAGGGCCTGGTCCATGATCCCCGCGAAGATCACGCCGGGATCGGAAGATGAACGGTTGCCGTTGCCCGAGGAGCCCTGCGTGCGGTCCGGGCGGGGCGAACGAGGCGAGTTGTCGGCCGGCTTGCCCAGGTGCGGCTTCCGCTTCAGCAGATCCTTCAGGTCCCGCTGGATCGCCACCGTGTCGATGTCGCCTTCGCCGTCGACGTAGGCGGTCAGGTCGAGAAAGGCGTGCGCGTCGTCCGGATCGGCGAACTCGGCCGCTGCCAGGGCCCGCACCTCCGCGCGCACCGCGCGCTGCTGCACCGCCTGGGCCTTCTCCTGAGCCGCGCGGAGCTGCTCGGCGAGCCGCTCCTGCTCGGTCTTCTGCGCGTCTTCCAGCTCCCGCGCCTTCCGGGCGAGTGGCTCGAGTTCGCCGGCCTTCGTGCGGTACTTGGCCGCCTCCCGGCGCAGCTTCTCGATCTCCTTGCGCGCGGCGTCGGGATCGGCCCACGGGTCCGTCGTCGCCTGCTCCGCCTCCGGGGCGGCCTCCGGCTGCTGCGTCTCCGTCGCGACCTGCTCGGTCGTCTCCTCGTTCTCGGGCATGGTGAGTCGCCCTCCAGGGGCTGAGAAGGCCGCCACCAGGACGGCCGGTAGGGTTGGTCGGTCAGTTCGAGCCCGGCAGCGGGTTGCTGTCGTGCTCGGCGAGCGCCAGGCGGAACCGCCTGAGCTGGTCCTCCGGGTAGGGCGCCGCGTACTCGCGGTAGATCCGCTCCCACTCGCGGGCCTGCGGAGACAGCTCGAACCGCTGCCCCTTGAACACCGGGATCACGCCGCAGTGGCAGTTGTCGTGCGCCCGGAAGTCGGCCGTGTCCTGCTTGTACACCGCGCCGCGGGAGGCGAGGAGCTTGCAGAACGCGCACGCGCCGAGCGCAGCCGCCCGGGCCCACGCGGTGGCCTGCCGGTCCTGCCGCACCGCACCCTGCACGGTGCTCCGCCCAGTGTCGGTGACGAGCTTCTGCGCGACGCCCTGCGCCTTCTTCTCCGCCTGTACCAGGCGGACTTCCATCGGCTGCAGCTGCGCCGGAGTGGCCTCCTCAGCCGGCCGCGGCCACAGATCCTTCGTCGCCCACCGCAGCGACTCGTCCACCTGCTCGCGCGGCGGCGGATCGGCGAGCGGCACCGTGAACGGCGCCCCCACCACGCCGGCCGCGGTCCGCTGCGCGTCGTAGAACTCGGCCGCCAGCGTGGCCGACGTGCGCGCGTACTGCTGGACGACCGCGTTCATCGCCGCCAGCCAGTCCGGCACCGACTCCCGCAGCCGCTGCGGAAGGATCAGCCGGCGCAGGCCGCGCACATCCCGCACCAGCAGGCGCGACAGGCCGACCTGAGCTGCCCGGTACCGGCCGGCCGCCTCCCCGCGGTCAGAGACCGCCGCCGCCACCGGTCACCTCCGCGGCCGGCGGCAGCGGCGCCGACTGGTCACCGAGCTGCGCCAGCCGCTCCATCAGCTGGCCGCTCGCCGCCGCGCCCGCGCTCCTCCGCCGCTCAGCTGCCACCCGGCGCCGCTGATCCTCCGACAGGCCGGCCATCTCCAGCACCACGTCCCCGTCGGCGGGCAGGATCCCGGCCTGCGCCATCTTCACCGCCGCATCCGTCTGCGCGGCGATCGTCGGCGTCGCCGGGTTCCGCCACACGCACTCGATCCGGCGCGACTTGTCCGGCGGCTCACCGTCCCGGAACCACAGCGCCAGCCTCATGTAGCCGCGGTGCGTCGCGCTGAACCGCCTGATGCGCCGCTCCGCCTTCTTCACCAGCGCGCCCTCGGCCGAGCGGATCGCGTCCGCGCTCGCCGGATTGTCGCTGGTGTAGCCCAGCATGTGCGGCGGCACCGAAATCTGCGACGACATGATCCGGGCGTACAGGTCGATGATCTTCGTTTGGCCGGACGGGTCATGAGCAGCGAACTGCCCGACGGTCGGGACCTGACCGTCCTCGTCCCGCTCCAGCGCCAGCACGCGGCCGATGTACGTCTCCCAGGCCGACTTCGCGTTGCCCTCGGCGTCCTGGAAGGCGCCCTCCGACACACCCAGGATGTACCGCTGCGGCGCTTGGAAGAACTCCGCCCCAACCTCAATACCCATCAGCCTGCGGCACGCCGCATCCGTGATCGACATGACCTCGGGCGTGATCTCCGAGCGGCCCACCCGGTCCGCGGTCCGCTGCCGGTTCGCCATCCTGACGACCGGAACGACGCCCAGGTTGTGCAGGTCCCGGTCGTAGACCTCCCAGCCCGCGCCCGCTTGCACCGCATACACGGTCTGGTCCGGCAGGTAGAGCGTCGCCAACTGCGCCCCGTCCTCCGCCGACAGCCGCAAGGCCGCCTTCGCAACCCGCAGCCGCGCGTCCCAGGAGATCGTCATGTCCAGCGGCGACTCGAACGTGATCAGCGGAAGATCCGCCTCGCCAGAGCCCACAGTCACGTACTCGCGGCCATACGTCAGCGCGTCCAGATGCGCCAGACTCGCCTCGTCGAAAAGGTCGTTCGCCTCGGCGATCTCCTCCAGATCGCTGGCGTCGGCCCCGTCCGCCCACCGGAACGCCTCCAGGTCCAGGCGCTGCTCCAGGGCCTCCACACCGATCCGCGGCCAGCCGATCACCGTATGCAGGCCCTTCAACTGCGGCGGAATCGAGATGCCCAGGTCCCGGATCAGCTGCTCGCCGTTGAAATACGCGTCCAGCAGCTCCAATCGCATCCGGCAGCCCAGCAGGTCCGTCCGCAGAGCCCCCAGCAGATCCAGCTCGTCCGGCGACAGCGTCAACAACGGCAGCTCAGGGATGATCGCGGTCATCGCAGCACCACCACCCTCCCGGCTCGCGCCTTCTTCTTACCGAGCCCCTTGGCCACGGCGTCCACACGGCACTGCCACGCCAGCACGGCGGCCACCGCAGCATCGATCTTGCGCGGGGACTCCGGATGCTCCTTGGCGATCTGAATGCCCGACCTCGACTCCCGCCGCCGGGCATTGAGAATGTGCCTCGTCAGCACGCTCGACCCGTCGTGCGTCAACTCGCCGTCCACCACCGACGACCGGAACTTCTCCAGCGCGCGGACAATCTGCACCGCCCGACCGCCCGTCATCCACCACTCAATCGGATGCTGCATCGACGACTTCACCCTCAGCCGACGCCCGTGTTTCGCCTCCCAGCCGGCGATGTGCGACTCCCACTTCGCCGGGTCGGCGTACATCCCGACCACCCGGTAGTTGCGGAAGGCGTCCTCCACCGCGGCCAGCACCTCGACAGTGGGCACCTGCCAGTCCACACCGAAAGGGCCGTCCGGCTGCTCCCAGCAGCCCAGCAGGAACAGATGCCCGTCCGAGACCCGGCAGCCGACCAACGCCGTCGCATCTGTCACCCCACGCGACCGGCGACGAGAACCGTCGAAGCCGAGCACGATCTCGTCCCGGTCCGCGACGACCTTCTCCGGCGCCGCCATGGCCGCCCACTCTGGCTGACTGATCCAGCTGTCCGTGGCGTGCGTGACCTGGTTCAGGTAGTAGCGGCGGGCGTCCTGCGGGTCCGTATCCGGGTCCCAGTACTCCGCCAGCAGGCGGCGAAGGTTCACCCAGCCGCCGTTGCGGTCCGCCGAGTCGCCGTAGGCCGCCGCCAGCCCGTCCAGGAGCGACCTCTCGTCGGCCGGGTCCGTCTCGGCCGGCGCCTCACGGTGGTCGAAGAGGAGGCCCTCGTCGAGCTTCAGCTTGCCTTCCTGCTGCTTCTTCCACGCCTCGAACGACCTCTCCGCTACGGACTCCTCGCCCGGGATGAAGGCGTTCGGCGTCTCGACAGAGCAGCCGTTCACCTTGCCCAGGTTTCGACGGATCGTCGCAGCCAGCTTCCGACCGCCGTTGGAGGGGATCCACGACTCCGTCTGGTCCATCGCCGAGAACACCGGCCGGAACCCCTCACGACTGGTGCCCGAGCTCGTCACGAACTCGATCCGCCCACGGGGCACGTTGACGAACGTCTCCATCGGCTCGATGTCATAGGCGTCAAGGACCGGGCCGCCTCGCGCCATCTCCAGGAGCGGATCCCAGGTGTTCGCCGTCTGGTCCTCCGACACGGCAACGATCTGCACCTTCGCCTTGAAGCCCAGAGAGGTCCAGGGGCGCCCCACGGGTTCACCGTTCGCGTCCCAGCCGTCCGGCACGACGTCCGCCAGTGCCTCAGCCAGACACAGGGCCGCCACCAAGGGTGACTTCCCCCAGCCCTTCGGGCGGGACAGGACTGCTCGGCGGATCTTGCGGCCGTTCCGCAGAGCGCGCCCCCCGATCGCCGGGCCCTCGAAGTGAGGGTCGATCGCGTACAGCTGCAGGACGAACATCGCCTGCTCGTCGGTGAACTCCAGCGGCTCACCAGCCGCCGGACCATCCGGAACGATCAAATGGTCGGCGATCCAGCCCAGCACCTGATAGCCGAGAGTCGGCACCTCGCCGGGATAGGTAGGCCCGCGCCATGGCATCGGATCACCCCCCAGACGGCTTGCCCTCCTCGCCGGGCTTGACCACTCGCAGCTTCGCGTACCGGGCTTTCGCCGTCTCCGTGCCTGACGACCCCTTGCCGCCATCCGCATCGTCAGCCTCGGCGAAAGCCATCCGCAGCCGGGCCCGGTCCTCCATCGTGGCTCCGTGCTTGGCCACCCTCAGGCGCAGCTCGGCCGCCACCGACATGTCGCCCCGCCAGAACCGCGCGTGAATGAGCGCCGTGTCGAGCAGGAAGTCCCAGTCCGTAGAGCCGAAGTGCTCCGCCTGCGGGGAGTCCACCCACATCTGCCACCACTCACGCGTGCGCTCCGGCCAGACGAACTCGACCAGCTCGCCGTCCTTCTCGATCCGGAAGTCCGGCAGCTCGGGAGCCTCGGCCCGCTCGAAGCGGAGGATCGTCTGCGGCTGCGCCTCCTTGTTCCGGCGCGCCCGGCGGGAGGGGTCCTTCGGAGCCGGCCCGGCGCCTGCCATTCAGACCACCTCCCAGAATCCCAGACCCGTACAGAAGGACAACGGCAATACGGCCCGATAGCTGAAGATCGCCGGGGGGCGGGGCCCTCCCCGGGTGATCATCAGGGTCTGATCGGCTCGGCCTGGAAGAGTCGGTCACGCTTGCCGCTGTTGCAGCCCAGATGTGCGCTCTGCACGTTGGCTATGCTGTGCGCTCCGCCGAGCGCGAGCGGAATGATGTGGTCCACTGATGCGCTCTTCGGGTCTGGCCATGCGACCTCAGGGTCAATGGGTCCACCGCACAGCTGGCATGTCCATCGGTCCCTGGCATGCACGTCGGCCGGCACGATGGGCTCCGCCTGGTTGGCCAGCTCGATCCTCATTCGCCTGCGTGCGTCAACGCGAGCGCCAGCCTCTGGGTATCGGATCCTCCAGTGCGGTGTCTCCTGGTAGCGACGCTTGCTGTATGCCCGCTGCTGTTCCGCGTAGAGACGGTGATACCACTCGCCTGTGCGTTCCTTGTATGCCTGGTTCCACTCGCGCATACGGTCGGCGCAGTAGCGCCTCTGGCACTCGGTGCTCCCGCACTGCACGCGCCTTGGGTGCGTCATTGCTGTACCGCAGTACGGGCACGACCGCGCGCTCGCCGCCTGCCGCTCAGCAGTCTCCTGCCGCTTAGCGAGTAGGGCGGCTGCGTACCGTCCGTCGCTCCTGCTGCGTTGATATCCGAGCGCGGCGCGACAGGATGCTGAGCAGTAGGTAGGTAGCGGCCCACTGCGGCCGACCTTCTTCTCGGCTCCGCAGTGAGCGCAGTTGATGAAGGCGGGGCGTGTAGCCTCAGTCATGTCGGTCTGCTTCCGTCAGATCGGCCGTAGCCCCGGGAGTGTTGGTAGCACTCGCCGGGGTTCTATCTTCTCAACTGCCACTGACAGCATGGTCCTTCAGCGGCGCCGGCCTACATTGCGCCGGTCGCCTGGCCAGATGCCGGTTCGTTCGCGGTGCAGGCGAGCGCAGTACCCTTTCGCTCGGGCGCCGAGGTACTTGTGCAGCTGCCTCGTGCACCTGGTGTAGTCGCCTGGGGTGTTCCAGCGGATCTTTGCCGCGCCTCGCCCTTGGCCCCAGTACCGCTTCAGCGTGGCAGCACTGCCGCCCCTATTCCTTGCCACAGCGGATCACTCCTCTTGCGGCGCGGGCTGCTCTACGTCTACCCGCTGGATGGACGCTCCTTGCCCGCACGGGACGGCGAAGCAAACGCCTTCACCGTCACGAAAGACAGCCCATCCGCCTTCGAACGCAAGGGTTAGGGCAGGGTCTTCGAGGTGTACGTCGTCCTTCTGCTGGTCCCTGGGATGCACTATGAGGTAGGCGGCCACTGCTCACCTCAGCCCGGGGTGCGACTCGGGTGGTCGTCGTCGTCCTGACCGAGCGGAGTTGCCCTCTCTGCTGCTCTTGTATCGGTGGCAGTGGGGCGGGACTCGGTCGTGGGCCCAGTCGAGGTTGTCGAGGCTGTGGTCGTCGCCGGGGGTTTTGTGGTCTAGGTAGTCGCCGCCTGGTTGTCCGCAGAGGTGGCAGATGTGGTCGGGGTTGCGGGCGTGTGCGGCGGGCCGGATCTCGCTGGCCCAGTTCGGGGGGAGGCGTCGGCGTCTCGTGCTGCCCTTCCAGCCGCCGCTCATGGCGAGGTCTCCGTCCGGATGGTGACGCTGCTGGCGAAGATGGTGAGGGTGACGGTCACGACATCCTCAGGAGTGATCTCGTGGATCTGGATGCGCGCATCTTCGGGGATGGCGACTTCGGTTCCGTTGATGCGGACGGCGTTAGGGACGAGGAACCCGCTCCGGTCGCCCGGGTTGATGCGACGCTCGATGATCTCGATGTCTGCGCCTCGGAGTTCGCTCATCGTTACTCCTCTCCGCTGCGTTCGGTATCGCTGTTGACGGACCATCCTCCGAAGCCGGCGCGCCGGTCGGGCGGGCTGCTGGTGACGACGTTGTAGAGCCGGATGGCGGCGTCTTCGGCGCGGGTGAGCGGGTCGTCGTCGCTGCCGTTGATCTCGACGGTGATCTCTCGGACGCCGTCGGACAGCTTCACCGTCACGTCAGGCATCGTGGTTGAGGTGTTGTGCCAGTTCGGCCTGCGCCTTGCGGATCTCGTCCTGGGTCAGCGCACGGAACTGCTCGGAGTCGGGGTTGATGGGAACGTCGTTGGCGGGGATATCGATGGTGTCTTCGAAGACGAGGACGGCGCGGGCACCGATGCGTTCGGCGAGGTTCCCGTCGTTGAGGTCGCGGCGGAGCGCTTCGAAGCCGGGTTCGTCGTTCGGCATCTGGTCTACGACGAGTACGAACGGCGGCCGGTCATCACCGATACCTTCGGGGAGTTCGAGGATCTGCAGGCGGGCCATGGGCGTCCTCTACTCAGTCGGGCTGCCGGATTCTGCGAGCGGTTCATCTGCGACCAGCACCCAGACGGGCTTGAAGTCGCTGCCTTCCTGGTGGCTGGGCTTGTCATCCCACGCATACAGAGCTCCGGAGCTGCCGTACCAGCCGACGGCTCGCCAGAGCTGAGTCCGATCCCGCACGCGAGTACGCATCGTGGGCGACTGCCGGTCTGACGGCCAGTGCGGGCGCTCCCCGGTGAGCGACAAGGCGGCCTCCTTGCGTGCGGGCGCCGCGTGGCGCAGAGCGGGGTCCCGCCGCTCGGGGACGGGGGCCGGGCGGCGGGACGTTCAGGCGGCGCGGGCGCCGTCGGGCAGGGGCGGCGGCTTGCCGGGCTCCAGCAGCTCGCGCGTCCACTCATCGCGGCGGGCCTTCGGCAGGTCGAAGACGCAGTAGCCCGCGGTCTTACCGCGGCCGGTCTTGCCGATGCGCCCTTCGGAGGCCCAGCGCCAGATGGTGCCGACCGGGACGCCCGCGTAGTAGGCGGCGTCGGCGGCGGAGACGTAGCCGGGAGGCATCGTTCACCTCCCCGGAAATGGCGAGAGGCCCACCAGTGTGGCGGGCCTCAAAGCGCACGAAGGCTATCTGAGCAGATGATCGCTTCGGTGTGCGGGTTCTGTCAAGCGGCGGCGATTCCGAGCGCGGCGACGGCGAGCGCTGCGAGGTGCGCGCTCTGGTCGACGTGGGCGGCTCCGCCGTGCTGAGCGAAGGCGGTCTGCCGGGTGTGCTTCATCCACCAGAGGATGGGCCGGCGCCGGTCGATCAGGCTGTGCGTGACGCCGATCCACGCGAGGCCGAGAGCGGCTGCGAGGACTCCGATACCCAGGTCGAGGAGCCAGGCTCCGGCGGCGAGCGCGGCGGCGGAGGCGACGACGTGGGTGCCGGCGTGGACGAGGTTGGCCCGCCATCCGGCCGCGGTCCGGTCTGCCTTGTGCGCCGCCTGATGGTCCGTCTGCAGGGGGTAGTCGGCGAGGTGGTGCGCGACGTAGAGGAGGATGAAGACCGGCGCGAAGATCACTTCTTGTTCCTGCCCTTCTTCCCGCCCTGCTTGTTGCCCGGCACGTAGTCGCCGTTGATGACGACGTTGCTGACGTGCTGGCCGCCGTACAGCGTGCCGGTGTTGATGGCGACGGGAGTTTCCTTCTGCCTCTTCGCCTTGGCTTCGGCGACCTCCCGGTTGACCATGTCGACGATCTCCTGAACGGATTTGGCTTCCATGCTTGTCTCCTTCTTGGTGGGGTGGTTTCTACTGTCGTGCTCGGCGTGGTGTGCGTCTGTGCCGCAGGCCCAGATGGGACGTGACGGCCGCCACATGCGGCGGCGGCCTGGACTGCTGGCTGTCAGGGATTCATCGAGCTGATGGTCGCCGTCGAGCGCGTGCTTACTGCCGGTTGTCGGTGCGGGCCAGCAGGCCGCGGGTGTTGCTGTAGACGGTGCGCTGGTCGACGGGGGCCGTGTAGTGGTGGTGGTGTTCCTCGGGCAGCACGCCCTTGGCCCGGCGCAGGAGGGCGCTGACGGCGATGACGAGGGCGACGGGGGCGGCGGCGCCGATGGCGAGGCTGGTGGGGTCGACCTGGCCGAGGGTGTACAGCACGAGCGAGGTCATGCCACCGATCGGGATGGACGCGACGCCGGCTGACAGCATGCGCACGCTGTCGTCGACGGCCTTCTGTGACATGGGCGGCCGGCCGGGCTGCGGCACGGGCGGAGTGGTGCCGATCGGCGGGAGGGGGGCGGGGTCGCGGAACGCGGCGGCGATGAGGTGGTCGGCTTCCTTGGCGGCGACCTCCTGGCTCATCGGGATGACGGGCTCGGGCATGGCGTGGGTCTCCTAGTCGATTTCGCCGGTGCCGTGGCACACGGCGCAGCGGACGCGGGTGGTGTCGTGCAGGCGGGACTCGATGCGGTGCTCACCCTTCCCCTTGCAGGCGGGGCACGGGTTGATCGGCTCGGGGGTGTGGTCGGGGTCGGGCTCGTAGCCGCCGGCCTGTGCGGTCCAGGCGGCTTCCAGTGCGGCGGCTTGGGCGGCGGCGACGGCGTTGCGGGCGCCGCGCTTGACCGGCCGGGCGATGGCCCGCTTGACGGCGTTCTTCCGGCGTCGCAGGCCGGGCTTGACGATGCGCTGCCAGTAGACGCGCTTCACGACCTGGCGGATGTCGTCGACGGTGACTTCGGGCCGGAGGATGCCGACGATGTGGGCACCGCCGATGGTGATCTCGAAGGTGTCGATGTCCTCGGCCTTCTCGCGGCCGGTTCGGACGGCGTTGATCTCTTTCAGTGCTCCGAGGGTGATCAGCGGCTCCTCCCAGCTGTGGGACTGCCAGCAGTTGCCGCGGACGGGTAGGGCAGCGATGAATCCGGTGCCGTCGAAGGTGAACGCCTCGGAGGCGCACTCGGGGCAGGTGTAGGGGTGCCCGTCGATCGTCATCTGCTGGACTCGAAGGGTGAGCATCGGATACGGACCTTCCTCGCATATAGGTCGGACAGAGGTCGGACAGGAAGAGGAAACGTGCAGGTGGGTGGTCGGACAGAGGTTGGACAGCGGCGGCCGGTCGGCGGGTCAGCTGTCCGCGCCTGTCCGACCTGTGTCCAACCTCCGACCTGCGGCTTTGCGGCCAGTGTCCGACCTCTGTCCGACCTCAGGGCCGGGCATTTCGGGCGGTGAGGACGTCCGCGAGGGTGTAGCCGAGGGTGCGCTCCCCGTCCGGTCCGGTGACCTTCTTCGCCTCCAGATCGACTCCGAGCGACTCCAGCTCGTCCTTCAGGAGCTTGCCGGCGCGAGACGACCAGGCGCGCTCCGCCTCCCCGTCGCGCTGCCCGTACTTCGCTGGGTCTGTGGCGGCGAGCGCCCGGAACACCTCGGCGTTCGTCGCGCAGTCCCGGCCGGTGCCGCGGGCGACGATCTCCAGCCGCTCCAGCAGGGTCACTCGGACGATGCGCCCGTTGCCGCGCTCTCCGCCGGCCGCGGAGGACACTCCGGTCCATGCGGTGAGCTTCTCCTCAATCGGGTCGCGCCACTGGCCAGGCAGTCGGCCCGCAGCCTTCCGCAGCTCGTAGGCGTCGGCGAGGATCGGCGGCTTGTCGTCGTCCTCCACGAGGAACGACCGGGTGCCGATGGTGCCGGTGTCCGGGGTAGACATCCAGTTCCGGCCCGGCTGGTTGAGCGGGATCTGCGAGGCGTCGTAGCCCTGCCCGGCCATACCGTCGCCCATGATCGTGTTGGAGGCGCCGGGCGACTCGGTGTTCATGGCCACCCGGGCGATCAGATTCTGACGGAGCCGACCGCGCACCACGTCGACCTCCGGGACTTGGGTGGCGCACACGAGGAGCACGCCGAGGCCGGCGCCGACGGCGGCGATCTGGCAGAGGTTCTCCACGATCTCGTCGACGAACCGGCTGGTGCCGCGCGCGGTGTAGGTGGCGAGCTCGTCGATCTCGATCAGCTCGATGCCGCCGATCTCCTCGATGAGGTCTTCGGTGAGCTTGGCCTTGCCCCGTTCGTCGAGGAAGTCGGACCGCCGGTCGAGGTCCTCCAGCACCGCGCGGAGGAACAGGGCGAGCCGCTCCGGGTCCTTCTTCACGAACGTGGCGAGGATCCGTCCGAACGCGTTGTGCTCACCGGAGGCTTTGCCGTCGAAGAGGCGCAGGTTGACCCGCACGTCCTTGGCGGCGCCGAGGTTAAGGTTGGCGATGAGCATGCCCTTGCCGCGCCGGGTGGCGCCGCCGACGAGCATCATCGTGTCGCGGACACGGATGGAGACGGTGTTGCCGCGCTTGCCGAACACGATGGGCGCACCGTCGTTCCACAGGTCAAGAGGACCCTTGTGGCCGACGAGAGGGGAACGGCGGACGACGGAGAACGGGTCCTCGCTGGACACCCAGATCGACAGGCGGGACGCGTTGGAGCCGGCGCTGCGGTCGAGTTCGAGGTCCATCCAGTCCTGGTGGACACCGAGGGCCGAGGCGATCGACTCCGCCTTGCCCAGGGCCACGGTGGCGGGAATACCGGACGGCAGGTCGACGGCGTAGGCGATGCCGGGCCCGTCCTGGTGGGGGATGCCGACCCCGCGGATCTCGCCCGCGCGCTTCTCGGGGACGACGCCAGCCTCGACGAGGACCCGGCGCATCGCGTCCTCCCCCAGGCGGCTGGTGCGGGTGGGCGCCTGCACCGGGGCGACGACTGCCTCCTCGGGTCGGCCGAACCAGGCGCCGGTGAGGACCACGGCCATCGCCATGAGGATCTGCACCCACAGCCCGCCGACCGCGGCGGCGATCGTCCCGCCGCCGACGACGACCAGGCCGCTGATGCCGGTCCGGATCCAGTGCCGCTTCTTGTGCGCCTTGAACTCGGCGCGCCGCACCTCCAGCAGCGCCCGCGCCTTCGACTCGGCGGCGGCGCGGGCCTCACCGCGCGGCATCTCGCGCGCCTGCCGCAGCATCAGCTTCGCCGTGGCGATCTGCTGCCGGTAGTCGTCGTGCCGGGCTTCCCACCACCTCAGGCAGAGACGCCGGTAGCCGCGCACCGACCAGCCGAGGTAGTACGGCGAGTGCGTGAGCTGGTAGACCGTCCAGTCGAGCGTGTTGTCCCGGGCGTACACGGCCCACTGCTTCAGCTCCTCGCGGGACATCATCCACGCCGGCCGCGGCCGGGGCTCGAACTCGAACGCAACGGTGGGCTGGCGGTCCTTGACGATGGTGACGGCGGGGGCCGCGGCCGGGCCCGTCTGGTAGGCGGCGGTGATCCGCTCCCACTTCGGATCCGGGGTGCTGCTCGGAGTCGTCTCGATGCTCACGGTGGCTTCCTTCGGCGGTTAGTGGTGGTGGCCGTTGACGACGGCGTGCCTGCGGGCGGTGTCGGCGGCGGCGACCTTCGCGAGGGGGTGGTAGGGGGCGGTGTCGCCCTTGCGGCGAACGGGCGGGACGGGCCTGAGACGCGACCCCTTCTTCGCGGCCTTCGACGCGTCCGCTGAGGGCCGGCTGGAAGCCGGGGGGATTTGGTTCGCCACCTGCGAAGATCCAGGCCCGGAGGCGAGTGCCGAGGGGGCTGGGTGGAGCAGTTCCAGGAGGCGCCCACGGGTGCTCACCGGAGAGCCGTTCGCGGCATCCATCGCGTCGGCGAGGGCCTTGCTGGAGGCGAGCTTCTCAGCGTGCAGGGCCGGCGTCATGCCGGGGATCCGAGTGCCGTACTTGATCTCCCACGCGGCGCCGAACGCGTCCTCGAAGTCCAGCGTCCCGAACGGGGCGGCGGACACCAACTGGCGGGCCAGCTTGCCGACGTCCTTGTGGTCCTTGCGGCGCTGCTTCTCGTGCTTGCGGCGAGCCTTCGCCTCCGCGCGCCGCTTCCGCTCGGCGGGGTCGACGGTGAGCGTCGTGACCCACTGGCGAACCTCGAAGAACAGCGGCCCGAGCATCGTTACCGCGGCGAGCCCGTATCCGACGGCCGGATCCTTCTCCATCCCGTAGGAGTAGTTGATCGACGCCGCGTAGCCGGCGGCGGTCATGGCGAGCACGCGCAGCAGCCACCGCACCCACGCGGGGAGCTTCCGCTCGTCGGCGTAGGCCACCCCGGCGTTCATCACCCATGCGGCACCTTCGAGGGCGAACGGCAGCGGCAGCAGCATCCACGAGATCGCGATGAAGTGGTCGACCTGCGCGGGCAGGGAGGCGAGCGCGGATGCGGCGACCAGGGCGAGCGTGCCCTTGCGGTACACGTTGCCGGGGGTGAGGGTCTTCTCCCGGCGCGCGGCGCGGGCCTGGCGGCGGGCGGCCTTGTCGCGGCGCCGCTGCGCCTTCTCCTCGCGACGCTCCTTCTTCTCTTCGCGGGCTTCCTCGCGGCGCAGCCGGGAGCGGTGCTCCTCGTCGCGGCGCCGCTGCTCGGCGTCCGCCGCCTTGTCGGCGCGGCGCTCTTCGAACCAGCTGCTCACGGTGATCGGTTCCTTCCGGGGTCAGGCGGTGGCGGGGTGGGCGGGCCGGTGCTTGAGCCAGGCGACGGCGCCGGCCAGCAGGAGCACGGGGCCGGGGATCGCGGCGAGGATCACCGCGGCGCCGGTGGCGGTCAGGGAGACGGGGGCCGCGGCCGACGGCCACACGGCGACGACGATCAGGTAGAGCGCGAGCAGCAGCCAGCGCAGGACTCGGGACATGGCGACCTCACTCGGGTCGGAACGGATGGGGGTGGGGGGTGGTGCTGGCCGGATGTCCAGGGCCCGCGTGCGGGACGCGGACCGAGGACTACCGGTCAGCGGCCTCGCCTGGTGCCGCCGTGCCAGAACGGCACCTTGGCGGCGGCCTCGTTGGCGGCGGCATTCAGCCGCAGGTACTCGGGCGTCTCCTCGCGGATGCCGGCGGCCTCTTCGCGACGCTGGTTGGCGTGGAGAGCGGCGTCAGCCTTCTTCATCGCGGCGATCGCGGCCTTCTCCTCGGCGGTCTTCTTGAACAGGCCCATCGGGGCTCCTCTCGGGTCGGGGTGGAACGCTGAGCGGTTCCCCTCACCGCCCGGCGCAGGTCCGGGCGGATCGGGCAGCCGGTCAGCGGGGGCCGTGGGTGCGGGCGAAGTCAGCGGCGGCGGCCAGCAGGTCCCGCACCTCGTCCCAGGTGCGGCCCTTCCGGGCGACCCAGGCGGTGGCGTGCGCGGTCCGCACGCCGGTGAGGCCCGCGACGAGCGCATCCAGGACCCGGCCACCGACGACGTCAGCGTCTCCGCCGTCCACCTGGACCCGAGCACCGGTGAGGGTGATCGGCCCGCGGTCCGGGCCCAGGGCCTCCCGGACGTGCCGCCACGCGCTCAGCAGCATCGCCTTCAGCGACAGGGACTCGTCGAGCTCGGGGAGCTCCGAGTCGTCACCCCGGTAGCTGGGGACCCAGCCGCGGGTCTCCAGCAGCTCGCGGAGGGCGTCCAGGTAGTCGGCGACCTCCGACCCGGGGATGGTCTCCCCGGAGTGGCCGACCCAGAAGCGGGTGTGCCTCTGGGTCTCGGCGAGGGCGGTCTCGGTGACGGTGTCGGCCGCGAACAGGCTGCGGGTCAGGGTGTCGGTCATCGGGTGTCCTTTCGGAGTGGGGGGTGGAACGCTGAGCGGTTCCCCGACCGGGCCCGTGCGAGACGGGCCCGGCAGGCAGCCGGTCAACGGGGGGCCGGGTGCCGGGCGCGGCTGGGGGTGTCCGCGCCCGGCGGTTCAGGAGCCGGCCACGATCAGGCGGCAGCCGGGTAGTCGAAGCCGTCCAGCTCGGCCAGCAGGCCGGCGTCGAGGCTGGCCGCGTAGTCGCGGACCGCGGCCATACGGGCCGGGTCACCCGACCGGCGGGCCTCCGCGTACTCGGCGAACAGCTCGCTGATCGACATGGTCAGCGCCTCGGCGACGGTGATCGACGCGCGGAACCGGGCGCCCAGATCGGTGTGAGCGCGGTCGGCGGAGAACAGGAACGGAGACATGACGGGATAGCCCTCTCGGGTCAGTGGAATGGGGGGTGGATGGTTCAGGCGGTGGGACGCGGCAGGGCGCGGCACTTCTCCGCGTGGGCCTGGGCCCACTTACGGGCCTCCTTGTCGGCCCAGCTGACTCCGCCATCGAAGCTGTCGGCGTACTCGGCCCACTGCTCGGTGTGGATGTCCGGGCAGCCACCGCACTTCACGACCGTCGAGGTCGGCTCGGTGTCGTACACGTAGAAGGCGTCGTGCTGGATGTCGACGGTGGCGCCGCCGACGGTGAGGTAGCGGGCGATGACACCCTCGGGCCAGGCGGTCTGCTGCTGCGCGGTCTGGGCGGTAGAAGGCATGGCTGATCTCCTCGGTTGGTCATGCCGGGATGGGGTGGGGTGGAAAGCCGCGGGGGCAGGACGGGGGCGGACACCACCCCCGCGACGGTTAGGGGGCCGACTACCTGGGCCGGGACTCGCTGCGGCGGTTCGCCTCGCGGACCTTCTCCCGCAGCCGCTCACGCTCAGCGTCCGTCACGACGCCACGCCGATCAGGTCCAGGCGGCCAGCAGCGGAGAGGACGCCCTGTGCCTCACGCATCACGTCCTGCACGTACAGCAGGTCGGCCATCTCGATGTCCGTGAGGTCCCGGGTGCTCATCACCCGGCCCACCTCCGCGGTCAGAGCCGAGGCGACCTTGTAGCGGGCCGCGGCCTGCAAAACCTCGGGGGACGTCAGGCTCTCCTCCAGGCGGCGCATCGCGTCGACGGCGGCCGGCGGCAGCGGGGCGGTGGGGGTCTCGGGCGCGGTGGTCATCGGGCCACCGCCCTGGTGCCCGTGAGGCGGAGGCCGAGCTGGATACGGTCCCGGCGGGCGATGGACGCGCCGTTCTCGGCGGCGCGGGCCTCGATCTCGGCGTCGATCTCGCGGCAGCTGGCGCAGCGGGCGAGGTGCTCGGCCTGCGCGGCGGCCATGTAGACCTCGGCCGGCGTGAGGTTCTGGGCGCTCGTGCCGCACCCCCGCGAACCTGCCGCAGGGACTCGTCCATGCTCGGGCCGGCGCTGGCGGTCGCGTTGTGCAGGCGGGCGGTGCGGGCGGCGGCGCGGATGTGGGACGCAAAGGCGATCAGGTCGTCGGCCAGCTCGTCGGCCATCTCCGGCGTCAGCCGCGCCTCGTCCGGGTTCTCGTCGTCGATCAGCACATGGGCGGCGCGCACGCTCGGCTCGGGGGCCGTGGGGTCGGAGGCGATACGTACCGACCAGGAGAAGTGCGCGAGGCCCGGCTTCAGCATGGTCGGCACCGTCACGCCGTCCATGTCGCCGTAGTGGACGATGTCCTCCACGTCATACTGCCAGTTCGCGACGTGGTCCTCGGCGCACCACAGCGGGCACTCGACGTACACGATCTGCGTCCGCTCGTGCCGGCCGACGCGGGCCGGGACCAGGCGGTGGCCCGGCTTGATCGCCGGGAAGGGGTGGACGTTCGCAACGCCCTGTACGGTGTTCTCCATGCGCTAGCTCCCTGCTCTCTAGGGATGACTGGCCAGGGCCCCTCGGTGCGCTACCACCGGTGGGGCCTTTTGCTTGGCACGACCTAAGTGAAGCACTACAGTAGTGCTACTGCAAGTCCCCACGACAAACCTCAGAGAGATCGGCTGTGCCCCCACCAAGGAAGCCGCAGCTAGTCTTCGAGAGGAGACCATGTAGCGCTACACGAGGAGGAGCATCACGTGCCAGGATCAAGAAGGAAGCCCAAGAAGGCCGCAGCAACAACGCCGACAGAGCTGGCCGCCCACTACCGCGCGGAGATCCAGGACGGAAAGCTCGCTCCTGGCGAACGGCTGCCGTCACACAGGCAGGTGATCGAGAAGTTTCAAACCTCTCCGAGCACCATCAACAGGGCATGGCACATCCTGAAGACGGAAGGCTTCATCCGCACCGAGCCAGGTAAGGGCACCTACGTCACAGAGCAGTCCGACGTGGCGGCTACCGGAGTGGCCCGGCTTCGGCGGATCGAACGCACTGGCCAGCCCTACGCCCCTGGAGAGATGGCAACGAAGAGATGGGTCGGGATGCGATCCGTCGCCGACCCGAAGATCGCCGAACTGCTCAATGTGGAGCTGCACGACGAAGTAGTCATCCGTCGGCGAGTGCACCGTCGCCCGGGAATGCCGCCCACGCTCGACACGTCGTACATCCACACGCGGGCGCTGGGAGACGTGCCGGAAGTCCTCGACAGCAAGCCGTTCGACCAGCCTTGGCACAAGATCTACACCGAGCGCACTGGGCGAGAGGTGGTGCGCGGGGCAGAACGTCGAACCGCACGGCTCGTTTCGAACGACGAACTCAAGGCGCTCGGGGTGGATCTCCCGCAGGAAGTCGCGGCCGCCGTCCTAGTAGTCGTCAACGTCTTCCACGATGAGGAGGGGCCGTTGGAGGCATGGGAGGACGTGTATCCGCCTGGCGCATGGCAGGCCGACGAGGAGTAGTGCGACGAAGGAGCCCGCTCAGACGAGGTGAGCGGGCTCCTTTCACATCCTGACAGGCTCGCACATCGGATCCTCAGGGAGGGAGAGGAACGAATGCCCGAAGAGGTCGTCTACGTCCTCGGTACGCCCGGCAGCAACACGGTGAAGATCGGGCGCACGACGAACCTGACCAAGCGCGTCGCCGACATCCAGCGCATGTCGCCGGTGCCACTAGACATCCTATGGACTCATCCCGGTGGGCATGAGCTGGAGACCCGACTGCACCGCCACTTCGCCCACTTCAGGTCTCACGGCGAGTGGTTCACCTTCCGCGTCAATGCGGTGAGGCTTATCCGGTGGGCCGTCGAGGATGAGCCTTGGAACCGCCCAAAGGTCAAACTGAAGAAGGTCGCGACGAAGCGGAAGCGGGTGAAGCCTGTCCCTGCCCCTCGCGCCTCCACTGCTGAACTCAATATCGAGCTGAACCCAGCGTTGGAGAAGTGCTTCTCCGACATCGACCGAGCGCTGAGCGAGATCACAGACCCCATCGAGCGATATAGGGAGGCTGAGCGCACCGCAGCCAGCCTCAAGCAGGCTTTCCGTCGCATCAACCAGGAGACCGCCTTGAAGCTGAAGGGCGAAGGACGCTCATGGCGGGAGGTCGGCGAGATCCTCGGAGTTACAGGTGCGCGCGCGGAACAGATCTCCCGCTGCGCCCGGTGACCGCCTCGCTGGTGCCGGCACCGCTGGCGGTGGCCCGTACCTGATCGCACCCCGGACCCCCGCCCGAGACGGACGGGGGTTTCCGTGTTCCCCTGCCGCGACGGTCGGGCTGGGCCAGACTGCCGCGCATGGATCTTTCGAAGGGGCCGGTTGGTCCGCTGGCGTTCAAGGGCTACATGGCGTCCGCGCTGCTGTACGAGGACCGCGTGGAGTTCAAGCGGCCGTTGGTGGCCCGGCTGGGCGGGAACCGCAGCGGGACCGTGCTGCTGAGGGACGTGTTGAAAGTGCTGAGTCGGGAGCCCACGCGCTTGGTGAACGGGCACGTTCATCTGCTGACGGCCGAGGACCCGGGACAGTTGCGAGCGTGGGCAGATGCTCCGGTGAAGCAGGTGGCCGGCAACCCGAGGGCAATCATGTTCACGTGGGGGCAGCGCGACACCTACACGAAGTTCCTCACCGCGGTCGAGGGGGCGCTACAGAGGCAGCGTCCTCAGCTCTAGCGACCGGTTGAGAACGGCAGAGGGCCCCGACCCGGGCGGGTCGGGGCCCTTCGTCGTTCAGCCGAGGTAGGTCACCTGGAGCACGGTGATCGTCTTGAGGGTGTCGCCGATGAGCAGCACGGCGAACGCCTGCTCGGTGACGAGCATGCGCACGACGCCGTCGTCTTCGCCGTAGGGCTGGGTGGCGGCGAGGGGGTCATGGCAGGCGTCGGCGAGCGCGACGGTGAGGGTTTCGCTGGCGGCCGACGGCATCGCCTCGTGGACCGCTTCAGCGGCGGGGTCGTATTTCAACCGATACATCTCAAGCGGCCCAATCTCTCAGCTTCGGACAGGTCGGTTGAGGTCGGCCAGCGCTGAGAGTAGCAGGGCAGCAGCGGGGCGTGTCCGCCGTTTGGGTCAGGCGGCGCCGCGGGTCCGGATCCGCTCGGCGTCGCCGAGGACGCGGTCGGTGGCGTCGGTCCAGTCGGCGGTCGGGTCCTCACCGCGGTCCTGGGCGGCGGCGATGTCCCGCCCGCGCTGGACGGCGGCGAGGGTGTCCTTCGCGATGCGCTCCCACTTCGCGAAGACCTGCAGCAGCTGGTGCGCCGGCGCCCGGTTGATCTCGCCGAGGAAGCGCTGAGAGAGGGCCGGGTTGCCGAGGGCGTCACGGATCCGTTCGATGGTCCACAGCTGCTCGTTCATCCCGGCCTCCAGAACTTAAGCGGGCTACAGTCCAGGCTAGCGTTGATTCGAGACCCCATTGCGGAAATCACGTTCCGTGATTCCTTGACTGCGGGGCCCCGGCCGCACCCGCGGCCGGGGCCCCGCGTCACGCCGCCCGCCTCGCGGCCAGTGGCAGCCGCAGTGCTTCGCTGTGCCCGTACTGGGTGCCGCAGTCGGGGCAGCGGGTGCCGGGGGTGTCGAGGGTGACCTTGAGGGTGCGCCCGCAGTGGCAGGCGACGCCTATCCGCCGGGGCGGTTTCTCACCTCCGGTGGCGGCCCGGCACTGGCGCACGAGGGTGGCCAACTCCCGCGCGAACTCGTCGAAGGCGGCGTGTTGTTCGGCCGCCCAGGGCAGCAGGACGCGGAGCCGCTGCACTACCTGGTCGCACTGCTGCTGGAGGTCGCCTTCCCACCGGGGGTGGCGGTAGCCGAGGATCTCGTGCCAGTCGACGAGCCAGGTCTGCAGGATGGTGACGACGCCGCCGCGGGCGGCGAGCGAGAGCGGGTCGAGCCGGACGGGGGCGGGCGGGGTGCGGCTGCCGGAGACAACGGGACCGCCCGAGCCGCTGCCGGGCCGGAGGCTGCTGGCGAGGCGGGCGTAGAGGCCGTCGGGGCCGGCCAGCGCGTGCAGGTCGCGGTCGACGCGGTCGGCGCAGGGGCGGCATGCCTGGTGGGTGAGCTCGTGCTCGTACAGGGGACCGAGGCAGATTGTGCAGGCCGGGGCGGGTGCGTCGTCGAGGTTCACGGCGTGCTCCTTGCGGGCGGTTCAGGCAGGCAGGTGCGTGGCGAGGTGTTGGCTGTAGGCGGCGAGTGCGCGGCCGATGAGGACGCCCCAGCCGTCGGGGTCGCGGGGGCGGCCGGCGGCGTTGGACTCCTGCCGCTGCCAGGTCACGGCTGCTCCCGGCTGATGTCGTCGGGTCGGAGGGCTTGGGTGAGTTCGCGGAGAGCGTCTGCGCGTTCGGGCCGGCTGGCCCACTGTTCGGCGAGCTGGATGATGCGGTTGACGTCGTCTTCGGCGGATTGGTAGAGGGCGGCGAAGACGCGGGTGGTGGTTTCGCGTTCGGCGGCTTGCTGGCGGGCCCAGTCGATGGCGCCGCGGGGCTGGTCGGTCATGGTTGGCCTTTCTGCGGGTCTGTGTGGCCGTCTGGCGGCCTGTGGGCGGGTGGTTGGGGTGACGGGCCCGGCGGGTGGGTGCCGGGCCCGTCTGGCGGGCGTCTGTCACGCCGCCGGGTCGGATTTAGCGCCAGGAGGCCCGCTGGGAGGTTCCGGGCTGGAACGGGGCGCCTGCGGGGCGTTCGGCCGCGAGACGAGCGCTGAGGCCCCCTCCTGGGCCTGATGCACCTCAACGGGCCGTCGCCGCTTCGCTGCGCGTCGTGTGGCCCGGTTGGGGCGGGGCGGTTCGGCGTCGTCGTCGACAACCTCCTCGCCGGACCATCCGACGGTGGTGGTCCACGGGACGCCTGGCCGGGGCGTGCGCTCACCGCGGGGGTTGCTGCTGGGCCCGGTCACTGCTGCGCCCCGTCCTGCCGCGCCCCGGCGGTGAGTCGGCGCAGGGAGTCGACGGCGGCCTGGTCCTCGACGGTGAAGCCGTCCTCCGACCAGATCCGTTCCTGCGCCTGGTCGAGGGCGTAGGTCAGCATCGCGCGTTCGGTCTCGCTCAGGACGAGAGCACTGTGTTGGGGCGGTGCGGGCTGCGCATCGTCGGCCATGCGGCGCGGCGGGACGGCAAGGCGCATCGCGTCGGCGAGTTGCAGCAGGCTGCACGGCTCGCCGCGCTCGATCTGGTCGGCGTCCGTCTCAAGCGTGGCGGCCGCGTCGTCGGCCCATTCGCCGCTGTAGGTGTCTCGGACGAACGAGGCGCAGGCGCGGACGATCGCGGCCTGGTCGACGGGCGGCGGCAGCACGCCCCGCAGCGCGCCCAGGGCGGCTACGGCGATGTTCCGCGGGTCGTCGATGACGAGCCCGCTGTTGTGGTGCTCGCACTGCTCCCACACGGCAGCAGCGATGGCCTCCAGTTGCGGATGGCCGTCGATCCAGACGGTGGGTGCGCCCCGGTCGACGGGTGCGGGCAGCACGGCCGCGGGCTGCGGGTCGTCGGGGCGGGGGGTGCCGTCGGCCAGGCGGAGGAGCATCTGGGCGTTCGCATCGATCTCGTTGCCGGTGTACTCGGCGACGAGACGAGCCGCCTCCCGCAGCCCGGCCCGGTCGACGGCGGGCGCCTGGACGGTGGGCTGGCGGTGTACCTCGGCGAGCACAGCGCTCGCGATGAGCGAGGCGGCGGCCGGCCCCGCGGCGGGGTTCCGCGCGGCGGCGGCAAGAGCGTCCCGGACGGCGGCGTGGACCCGCTCGTCGAGGCTGGGGGTCTGGTCGGTCACGATGGTCTCCAGGTGTGGGGCCGCCCCACGGCAGGGGCGGCCAGCAGACAGGTCAGGACCGGGCGCTCAGCACGCGGGCGACAGCGAGGGCGGCGGCCAGGTCGCAGGTGTCCGGGGTGCACCAGCTCGCGCACTCCTCATGCGCTGGAGCGGCCTCGCTGGCGTTGGAGAGAACCGCCTCCAGCAGCGTGGCAACGGCCGAGCCGACCGCCGGGTCCATGGCGGCGATGTACCGGTTGACGGCTTGCAGGCGGGCCGCGTAGGTCTCGATCAGGACGGACGGCGTCTCGGGGTGGTCGAGGACGACGGGGCTGCGGCTGCCGAGGGTGTGTCCGGTGTCCCAGTGGGGTCGGTCCTCGTGCATAGCGCGTGCGGCGAGTTCACGCAGTCGAGCGGCTGCGGCCCGCAGTTCGTCGGCGGGCGTGGTCTGGGTGCTCATCGGGTGCTCCTTGGGGTGGGTGTGGGATGCTCGGGTGGCGGCCCGCCGGATACGCCCCGGCGGGCCGACCTGCGTGGTCACGGGGTGAGGTGCTCGGCGAACAGGTCGAGTTGGTCACCGAGGCGGACGTTCGACCACAGGACTTCAGTGCGGCCGCGGTCGCCGTTCGCGTTGTCGGCCGTGGTCTGCGTGGTGTACCGGTGCCACCCGCCGTACAGCTCGTCGTAGAGCGGGCTGTCGTAGCCGGACAGCACGACCGCGGCACGGCAGTCGGCGAGCGCGGCCGCCAGCTCCCGGTGCTCTGCCTCGCCGGTCATCTCGTGCCGGTAGTTCGCGAACGCCCGGGTGCTGCCGAGGTAGGGCGGGTCGACGTACAGCAGGACCCTCGGCTGCTTGCCGTATTTCGCGATCAGCTCCAGGGCGGGCAGGTTTTCGAGCGACACTGCGTGCAGCCGTTCGGCTGCGGCCGCGAGCCGGTCGACGTAGCCGTCGAGCTGGCCAGCCAGCGACGTGCCGGCACCGGCCGGGTCAACGTAGTGCCGCCAGCCGGTACGGCGCAGCGTTCCCCCGCGCCCTTGGGTGAGACGCACCCACACCCGGCGAGCGGTCTCCAACTCGTTGCCGGACGCGGCCGCGTAGGCAGCGTCCTGCTCGGCCCTGCTGTGCGGGGTCAGGGCGCAGGCCCGGGTCAGGTCGGCGGGCCGGTCACGCAGGACCCTCCAGAAGGTGACCAGCTCACCGTCGAGGTCGTTGACGGTTTCCATCTTGCTGGGGGTCTTGGCCAGCAGGACGGACAGGCCGCCAGCGTAGGGCTCGACGTAGTGCTCGTGGTCGGGCAGCAGCGACACGATCCAGGGGGCGATGGACTGCTTGCTGCCGAAGTACGGGACGGGCGGCCGGACGGCGGTGGCCATGTCTGCTCCTGGGGTGGTGGGGTCGTAGGCTGAGAGCTGGCCGCCCGCTGCTACCGACAGCGGGCGGCCAACCTGCGTGGTCACGGCGCCGGTTCAGGCGGGGTCGGTGCGGATGTACCGGTAGCCGGTGCTGGTGGGCCGGAGCCGGTCGAGGCGGATGCGGGTCGCGCGGGCGCCGGACGGGACCGCGGTGGCGCCCTGCGGGGTGATGGCGACCTGCCGCATGGTGGCGTGGGTGCCGTCGACGGCGGTGATCTTCAGGTAGCGGTTCGGTGAGCGCGGGTCGTTGTCCTGCCAGATCTGGCGGACGGCAGGGGTCGGGGTGTGGTCGGTGGTCATGGGGCTCCGTTCGGCGTGGTGGTGGTGACGGTCGGCGGGCGATGGCGGCGGCGGGGCGGGCGGTCAGTCGTCGACTGCTATGAACGCCGCGATGCCGAGCCAGGTGAGGACGGCGGCGATCACGCCGACGATCGCGGCGACGTGGCCATCGGCGGTGAGCCCGAAGGTCACGCCTCCAGACAGGCCGCCCAGGGCGACACCGAGCAGGAACACGGGCATCAGAGGTCTCCTTGGTGGGTGCAGGGTGGCGGGGTCGGGCCGGTCGCGGCGGTACCGCACGGCCAGGCGCCGGGGCGCCGGATGTGGTAGCCGGGCGGCTGCTGCTCTGCCTTGGCCGGCTTGGGCTTGGACGGGGTGCGGCCGGTGAGGGAGATCAGGTACGGCAGCAGGTCGCCCTCGGCACGCATGGCCGCCAGGTCTTCGGGGCTCAGATCGGCGGCCATCAGGTCTGGGCCATGTCGACGAATCGAGAAAAATGCAGCTGCGCGGCGACGGTGACCGTGGCCGTTGGGCCACCGCGGTGCTTGCCGACGATCAGGTCGGCCTCGCCGGCGCGCGGGGACTCCTTCTCGTAGGCGTCCTCGCGGTGGAGCAGGATCACGATGTCGGCGTCCTGCTCGATCGACCCGGACTCGCGCAGGTCCGACACCATCGGCTTCTTCTCGGTGCGCTGCTCGGGCCCTCGGTTGAGCTGGGCGAGGACGATGACGGTGATGCCGAACTCCTTGGCCAGCAGCTTGAGTCCGCGGGACAGCATCGACACGGCGACCTGCCGGGACTCGGCGCGCGGGGCCTGCATGAGTTGCAGGTAGTCGACGACGAGGAGCCGCAGACCAGCGGTGCGCACCAGATTGCGGACGGTGGCACGCAGGCCGGGCAGGGTGACTAGCGCGTTGTCGTCGATGTGCAGGGGCGCCTCGGACATGGCGGGCAGCTTGAGTGCGGCGCGGGCGAGGTCGGTGTCGTCGACGATGCCCTGCTTCAGGTGGTGGAGGGCGATCTTCGCTTCGCTGCACAGGATCGTGTTGGCGAGTTCGTCCTTGCCCATCTCCAGCGACGCGAAGTAGGTGGGGATCTTGTTGGTGATGGAGGCGGCCCGGGCGAACCCGGAGGCGAGGGTGGTCTTGCCCATGGCGGGCCGGGCGCCGACGACGACGAGCTGGCCGGGCGCCCAGCCGCCGGACAGCAGCGCGTCCAGGTCGACGAAGCCGGTGGGGATGCGGTCTTCCGTAGTCGGCTTGGTGGTGGCCCGCTTCAGCGCCTCGGGCAGCAGGTCGCCGAGCAGTGCCGCCTGGGAGGCGGCGGCCGGCCGGACGAGGTTGTCGATCTCGGCCTGGAATTCGGCGACGTCTCCGTCGGGGTCGAAGGCGGGGGAGGTGGCCCGGACGCGCATGCTGGTGCCGAGGGCGGCGGTGCGGGCGGCGACGGCGACGCGGGTGATGCGGTCGGCCCAGTAGCCGGCGGCGCCGGGCATCGCCTGGTTGTACAGCTCGGCGAGTTGCAGGCCGGTCAGGGGCCGGGCGGCCATGCGGCCTTCGGCGTGCCAGGTGTCGAGGGTGCGGGCGACGGCTTCCCAGCGGATCTCGCCGGAGGTGAGGCTGGGGGCGAGGTCTTCGACGGCGAACCACACCATGCGGAGGCGTTCGTCGCTGATGTCGGCGGGGTCGAATCCGTCGGCGGCGAGGTCGTCGACGAGGCTGGGCTGGGCCATGACGGTGGCGGCGAGGATGCGCTCGGCCTCGAGGTCGGCGGGTGCCGACGAGGCGGGCGCGGTGTCCGGGCCCCACAGGTCGGTGTCGGTGCTCACGCGGCGGCCCCCTTCCGGCGGTCGTCGCCTTGGAGGAAGACGACGCTGCCGCGGCACATCTCGGCGAGGCGGGAGGCGACCCGGGCGCCGACGACCTCGGACAGCTGGCTGGGCAGCACGTCACAGGTGATGATCACGGGGCGGCGGTTGATGTACCGCTCGTCGAACAGCTCGAAGAGCCGCTCCTGCGTCCACGCCGACGGGCGGGCCGCGGCGAGGTCGTCGACGAACAGCAGGTCGCACCGCTGGAGCTCCTTCACCAGGGCGCGGCCCTCGCCGTCGGGGGCGTCGGGGCGGAGGGCGTCGAATAGGGCGGTGGACCGGTAGACCTTGATGACGGGGGTGCCCTGCCACGGCTGGCCCGGCGCGTACTGGGCTTCCATCCAGCGGCGGCAGGTGTGCCACGCGGTGTGGGTCTTGCCGACGCCGATGTGGCCGGTGAGGAACAGGCTTGTGCCTCCCCAGCCGGCGATCCAGTCGGCGACTTCCTGGGGCAGGTCGTAGGCGCGGCGGTAGATGGCGGGGATCCGCTCGTCGAAGCGGGTGACGGCGGCGAGGCGCCGCTCGGCGAGGACGGATTCGCGGGGGCTGAGCTCGTCAGCCGAAGCGGAGTGCATCGTGGATCTCCTCGGGTGTCATCTCTCGGGGTGCGGTGGCGGGTCCGGCCGGGCGGTTCTTGCGCTGCTCGGCGGCGGCTTGGCGGCGGAGGGTGTCGTACTTCTGCCGGAGCTTGGCGGGGCTGAGGATGTGCGCCTGCCAGAAGTCGTTGGCGTGGGCCCAGTCGATGGCGGCGATGGCCTGGTCCGGGGTGACCTCGTCCTTGTCGAGGAGCAGCCGGATGTCGGTGCGCCACTTCTTGGTGATCGTGGGCTTCTTGCTGCCGCCCTTCTCGATCACGGCGGCGAGGTGTCGGCAGACGCGCTCGACGTCGTGTCGAGGAGGGTCATCAGCGGATGCCGAAGGCTCCGCGTCCGACGTATTCCTTTCTCCCTGATCCCTGCTCCCTGATCCCTGCTCAGGGCGGAGGATCTCCGGAGGGCTCTGGAGGTCCTCCGGAGGATTTCCGGAGCCCTCCGGAGGGTTGCGAGAGTCCAGGTCAGGTGGGGTGTGGTGCTGCGGCGCGACCTCTTCGGGCCTGGGGAAGCGTGGTTTGCGCGGGTGGCTGACTTTCTGGTGCTCGGACCAGTTGGAGATGGCCACGAGACGCTTTCCGGAGGCTTCGTAGAGGGTGATGAGATGTGCCGCGTGAAGGCTCTGGAGGTCCTCGCGAGTCCTCTGGAGGATGTCCGGAGCTTCTTCGAGCGGCCAGATGGCGGCCCGGATGAGGCGCGGGTCCGCCAGGCCGACGCCGTTGTCGTCGACGTAGGTCCACAGGCCGATGAACGTGAGGCGCGCGGACAACGGCTGCTCGGCGATCGTCAGGGAGGTGAAGAACTCCGGCTTGATCGAGCGGATCCGTGCCATGAGGTGGTCTTCTTTCGAACGCTCGGATGGTGGGGTGGGGTGTCGTGCCGGTCAGGGCCGGTCGCGCGGTCGGCGGCCCGCGGTCACGCGGCGACCTCCCGGTTCTCGGGGTGGCGGCGGAGGGCTTGCTGGAGGTGCTGGCGGGTGACGCCGAGGCGTTCGGCGGCCTGCTCGATGTCGACGCCGTGGTGGAGGAGTTCGCGGGCGTCGGCGGCGAGGTCGGCTTCGCGGCTGGTGGCGGTGGTGCGGGCGATGAGCAGGGCGCGGGCCCGCTCCCGGCCGTCGAGGTGGGCGTGGTCGGCCATCCACTCGGCGTGGGCCTGCTGGCAGCGGGCGCACATCGGCAGCTGCTGCCGCTGGTGGATCCACCAGCCGCGGTCGGTGCCGCAGTACCCGGTCCACTCCGGGTGGGCGCTGGGGTCGCCGAGGGTGTCCTCGTCCCAGGCGCTGAGCGGCGCCCAGCCTTCGCGGAGAGCACGGTCCCGGGCCCGGTGGCTGGTGCCCTGCACTCCGGCCAGTTCGGCGCAGGCTCGCCGGATCGCCGTCTCGGTGGTGGGGCTGACCCATTCGTACTCGGCCCCGGCGATCTCGGTGATGATCGTGAGCGTGATGGGGGCGTGCTTCCGGATGGCCTGCGGTCCGTGGCCTGCGTAGTACAGGGCGCGGACGCGTCGCACAGTGGCGAGGGAGGGGCGGTCTGAGACGCCGTCGAAGTCTCCGGGCCGGACGGCGAGGATGCGTTCGCCTTGGGCGCGGAGGCATCCGGTGTCGCCGCGGGTGATGAGGCGGCTGATGGTGGACTGGGCGACGCCGGCGCGGCGGCCGATGAGGCACTGGCTCATGCCGGTGTCGAGGCATGCCTTGATGTGGCCGATGACGGCGGCGACTTCCTCGCGGTTGAGCGAGGCGGGCTTCCCGGCGAGGCGGAGGAGCTGGCGGCGCTGCCCGGCTTTCGTCCAGCCGCTGATGCAGGTGCGGCAGCGGCAGGGCGGGCGCTTCTTGGTGCCCTTGTAGCGGGCCTGGCTTCCGTGTGGCGGCAGGGGCTTGGCGGCGGTGGTCACGGCTTCTCCTTCCGGGTGTGCTGGCGGTAGGCGGTGGTGCCGGTCCACTGGCGGCAGAGGGAGCGGTGGACGGTGGCGCGGCGGGAGGGGACGACGCCGGCGTGCTCGATGACTCCAGCGCGGGCGGCGGCCGTGAAGGCGGCGCCCCAGCGGGCCGGGGAGTCCGGCTCGTCGACGAGGCCCTCGGCGATGAGGTCGGCGGCCTGGAAGGGGGTGCCGCGGCGGGCCATGAGCTCTATCGCGGCGCGGCAGGCGGTCGCCCAGTCGGGCGGGGTGTTCGCGGCGGCGCGGGCGATGCCGTCGGCCTTGGCGGACTCCCCGGCGGCCGGGGACACGGTGCCCGGTGCGGTGATGGGGAGCTGGAGCTGTGTCATCGTGGTCTCCTGGTCCTGGGGGCCGCCGCAGGTTCGGGCGCGGGCGGCTCGACGCGTTGACACATGGGTTATGGGGTGGAAGAGCCCGGATGTGACGCGGGCTAGTCGACGAGTTCGCCGTCGATGGGCTCGTCGTCGGGGTCGGTGTCGTCGAGGACGGACGGCTGCGGCATGGCCGGGGCACCCATGACGGACGGGGCGGCCAGTTCGCCGGCGACTTCGGCCTGGGCGCGCAACTGCTCGCGCATGTACTCGGCGGACGTCGGGACCCACTTGGCGAGCTGACGGACGGCGCTCTTCAACCACATGGCTTCCTCGTTGGTCTGCCACGGGCTGTACTCGGAGTCCTTGGAGTCGGACTTGGCGCGGATCTCCATGACGCGGGTCCGGTTGAGGACGACGACCTTAGAGACGGCCCCGTCCTTCATGACGGCGTAGGCGTACACGCCGACGAGGGGACCGCGGTCGGTGCCGAACCAGTCGATCTCGTGGATGGGCCGGTCGTCGCGGCCGGGCACGTAGCGGAAGGTGTCGCGCTCGCGGACGGCTTTGACGATGACGGTGGAGACGGCGCCGGCCCGGTAGATGAGTTCGACGATGCCCTGGTAGCCGACGATCCCCTTGATGATCAGCTTGTAGCCGTGGGCCTTGCTCTTGCGGGGGGTGAGGTAGAACTGCTCGGTGCCGGGCTCCAGGCCGAGCCGGGCGGCCGTCTTCAGCTCGCGGAGGAAGACGCCGACGTCGTTGCGCGCGGCCTGCTCGAGATCCTTGTTGCCGCGGATGGCGCCGACGGCGAGCCGGATCCACTGGTCGGCGTTGACGTGGGAGGGGACGAGGGCGGCGTACTCGTCGCGGTACTGCTCGATCTGGGCGGCAGGGCCCTGGTCGCGCTTCTCGATGGCGTTGCCGATCTGGCTCATGCTGTGTCCTCGCGGATGGCGTAGGGGTTGAGGGAGTAGGTCTCGCCGTCGCGGACGGTGCGGTAGGCGATGCGGCGCCCCTCGCACACGGCCCGCTTGGCGTTGCCGATGAGGTCGAGGACTTCGCCGCGAACCTGGGTGAGGTCGGCGCTGGCCTTGGCGAGGGCCTCGTAGGCGGCGTCCCAGCGGCAGACGAGACCGAAGGGGATCTCGACGTCCCGGTCCTCCAGGCCGTCGGCCTGGGCGCGGATCGTCTGGTAGGTCGCGGTGTCGCCGTCGATGTCGGGACGGATCCCGCGGCGGACGTCGTCGAGGAATCGCCACGCGGCTTCGCGGAGGATGCGGGCCTCGTCCAGGTCGTAGTCGACGGTGTATTCGCGGTAGTCGTGGCCGGAGATGAGGACGGCGAAGTGGGTGCGGTGCAGGCCGAGGGTGTCCATCTGCCACATGACCTGGCACCGGTAGTGGATCGGCACCCCGTCCCCGGCGCCGGACGGTCCCCACTCGTCACCAAGCGGGCTGGTCTTCACCTCCAGCAGGGCCTCCGCCCTGGCGGGGATCTCGAACTCGCTGACGGGCTGCGGGTAGATGAGCCGGTCGGGGGTGGCGCGCTGCCAGTCGCGGGAGCGGTGCCGCCACGTGCCGGCCGGGGCGGCAAGCAGCCCGGGGTGCTCGTCCTCCCACTTCTGGGCGACGGCGTCCTCGAGTCGGTTGCCCCACTCGACGGCGGGGGTCATCTCGAACGGTGGGGTGGGCAGGCCGGCCTTCTTGTGCCACAGGCTGAAACGGGACTGCCACGGGGAGAGGCCGACGACGGCGGCGATCTCGGTGGCGGTGATGGTGAGCCCAGCGCGGGCCTCTTCCCACTGGGGCGTGCCGGGGGTGAAGGAGCCGAGCAGGACGCCCGTCGGAGTGGTTGCGGCGGTCATGCGGCCATCTCCCCGCGGGCGATGGCCTGCAGGCGTGCGACACCGTTGCGGTGGTTCTGGATGAGGTTGATGGCGGCGACGTACTCGGGGAAGCCGAGCGTGAGCCGGGCCTTGTTGCTGGGGTCGGCGCTGTCGATGGCTGCGATGAGGTGGGTGGTGAAGGAGCCGGCCTGGTAGCCGCCATGGTGGCCGTAGTGGAAGAGGACGTGCGCGGCGGCATCGGTGGTGATGCTGGTGCTCATGAGGTCTCCAGATGGGTGTGCGGGGTGGGGGCCAGCTCCCCGTGCGGGGAGGGATGCTGCGGGGAGCTGGCCCTGGATGGCGGTCGCGGAGTGAGGGGACTCGACACGACCGCCGGTCTGCGGGCGTGAGTCAGGCAGCCTTCTCGGAGGACTTCTTCAGGTGGGCCTCGTACTCGTCGTGCCACTGCTGCGGGTCGAAGCCGGCCTGCTCGGCTGCGTCCCACGCGAACTCGCCGATCTCGCCGGAGTCGAGCTCGCCAGCGACCTCGGCGACGACGGCCGCCGCCGCCCGCGGGTCGACGTTGTGCAGGGCGGTGAGGTAGCGGAAGGCCATCCAGTTGGCGACGCCGATGCGGATGTGCGCCATCCACAGGGCGCGCTGGGTGTCGTAGTCCGCGAGGTGGCCGTCGGTGACGGAGTGGAGGACCTCCCGCAGCAGTCCCTCTCCGGTCTCGCGGATATCCGCGGTGACCTCGAAGCGCGGCCGGTCCTCCTCGAAGGCGGCGCCGTCCAGCGTGGCGTCCGGGGAACCTGCGGCGAGGGTCCACAGCCACGACTTGTGCGCGCCCTCGAAGGACTCCTCCTTCGCCGGGTAGACGCCGGCGTACCGGGCGGGCATCTGGGCCCCGAGGAAGTCCTCGGCGAAGACCAGCAGCGGCTTCTCGTCGCCGGTCAGGCGGACGCGCAGCACGTCGCCGGTGTTGAAGCGGGCCAGGAAGCCGGAGTCGAGCGCCGGAAACGTCGTGCCGTCGGCGGCCTGCTCGACGTGCTTGCGAAGCAGGCCGCGCCAGTCGAGGAACTCCATGCCGGTGTTGACGGCGATGCTGAGGTCGGTCAGGGGGCCTTCGAAGGTGAGCCGGTCGTCGGCGACGCTGATCGTGATCAGTCCGGCGCCCTTGATGCTGTCGATCCACTCGCGCAGGGACCGGAGGCGTCCGGCGGGGATGGTGCGCGCCCAGGGTTCCTGCTGCTGGTCGCCGTGGTTGAGCTGGTAGCGGGCGACGGCGATCGTGTGCCGGTCGGAGGCGACGGCGTACAGGTAGCGGGCGTCGACGTCGAGGCGGATGCCGTGCAGCGGCTCGACGTATTCGCTGCCCATGTGGCCGATCGTCTTGTCGATGAGTCGACCGAGCTGATGGGCGTTGATGGTGACGGACAAGGTCATCTCCTGTGGGATGCTGGTGTCGGATCCCCGGGCGATACGAGCGCTCGGGGGTTCGTGCGTTGGGCGCCGGCCGGGCGGGGCGGGTCACCGCCTGGCCGGCGGGTCAGGTGCGGCTGGGCCCGGTGGCGCACCGGGTGGTGAGGGTGTTGGTGGCGGCGTGCCATGTCTGCGGCTGGTCCCAGGGGGCGGTCGGGTAGGCGCCCTGCAGGAGGGCGGTGATGCGGCGGGAGCCGCCCGCAGGGAGCGCCACGACCCGGCCGTGCTGGTCGAGGGCGCGGGCGAGGTAGGTGCGTTCGACGGGCCCGGTGGCGTCATGCCATATCGGGGTGACGAGGATCGTCACAGCGCCGGGGGCGATTTGGTGGAGCCGGTAGGGCAGCTGGTGCCGATGGCGGCGGCGCCGGCCAGCGGACGCCTTCCGGGGGCGCGCGGGCAGGGCCTCCAGGACGGTGGTCACGACCCCACCGCCTGCGTGTTGTGGTTGCAGGGCCAGGGCTCCGCGTGCACCAGTTCCTCGCCCCACCCGGTGGCCTGGAAGGTGGAGTGCGTGCCGCAGACGGTTTCCTCGCGGACCTCGTCGCAGTACGACTCCTCCAGCCCGTCCGGGCCGCCTTCGGCCGAGTGCTCGTGGTCGCACTCCAGCTCCAGGCAAAACTGGTCGCCAGCGAGCACGGCGACCGGCAGGCACTTCGGCTCCGGTGCGGTCGGCGCGCAGGTGGGGCATTCGCGGCGCACGTCCGGCAACGGCAGGCCTTTCATGGTGCGGGCCATCTCCTCCTCGGTGATGTCGCCGATAAGCTCGCCGCATCCGTTGCAGGCGCGCTTCGTGGTGATGGTCTTCGAGCCGTCGGGGTTGGTCCGGTCGGGTGTGTTGGTGCGCGGCATCACGACGCCTCCTCGGCGGTCGGGACGAGGACGGAAGCCTTCTGGCTGGCTCGCCTGCGAAGCCACGCGGCAACCTGCGGGCCGTAGTCGCCGAAGAACGACGCTTCGGGCGGTTCAGGGTCGGCCATGTTGGCGACCCGGTGCAGGACCTCGGAGGCATGCTGGGCGAGGGCCTCGGCGCCGAAGTCCGCTCCGTCCTCCGTCCAGAGCGTTGCCTGCGTCAGCAGGTAGAGGGCGCCGAGTGCGGCAGTGCCCGGGTCCTCGTGGTCGTAGCAGAGCGAGCCGAGTGCTGCGCGGGCCTCGACAGCCGCCTTCTCCAGCGTGGCGATGCGGGCCGTGGCTTCGCCGAGGTCGTCTTCCAGCTCGGCGATCTGGTCGGTGGCGGCCCGCAGCGCGGCGCTGAGGCGCCGGATCTCCTTCGCCATGTCCGGGACGTCCTGGCGGGCATGGGCAATGAACTCCGCGGCGGGGCCGGTGGCGATCTCCCCGACGTAGTAGCCCTCCTCGTCGACGACATCGGCAGGGACGTGGCGCCCCCGGCGCTTCCACGGGACCGGGCCCGCCGCCTGGGCGCGGTCCTCGATCTCCGCGAGGCGGGACGGGCTGAGCAGCCAGGGCTGGCCGGCACCCGGCAGCGGCAGGACGGAGATCCACTTTCGGGCGGTCATTGGGCCACCGCCTTCTGGGCGGCGAGCGCCTGCAGACCGTAGGAGCGGACCCGGTCGTAGCGGGCGATGCCCCAGACGATCGCGTGGCAGGCCCACAGGAACCACCAGTCGAAGTCCTTCGTTGCGGAGAACCACTCCCATGCGTCGTCGAAGCGGACGTCGGCCGTGTGCCGGTAGTCGAACTCCTTCGAGGGGTCGTTGTAGAACTCGAACTCCTCGACGGTGCGGTACGCCTCGTCGGCGGTCGCGTACAGGCCGCCCTCGACGATGTCGTCCTTGATCGCCTGCCGGAACCGGTCCGCCTGGTCCGGCTTCACGTACTCCTGCTCGATCAGGTGGTTGGCCTGCTCCCAGATGAGCTTGACGAACAGGTCTTCCTGGAAGTCCTTGACGCTGTCGCGGTTACTGGTCAGCTTCTCGGACCAGTAGCCGGGGTTGATGTGGAGGGAGCCGTCGCGGTAAATCCCGGAGCGGAAGAACTCGAACATGTCCGTGGTGCGGCGGAAGACGTAGCTCTCACCGTCGCCGGAGAACACGAGCTGGCCGGGCGTCGTGATCAGGTCGAACCAGTACTCGCCGTAGTGCGTCGGGTTCGTGCGGCCGGTGAACCGCAGGTGCCGGTAGAGGCCGTCGTCGTGCAGGACGTGCATCCGGTGGCCCGCCGTGTCCCGGGCGAACCGGGCGGCGATCTCGGGGTAGTCGGTCATCGGGCACCGCCGTCGGAGCAGGTGCAGCGACTGGTCATGCCGGAGACGTAGGCGCAGGTGGCGTCGTGGCCGCCACGGGGCGGGAACGGCTCCTCGGTGCGGGCGGCGCGCTTCTCGACCTTGGCGAGCTTCGCGGCGAGGATGTCGTCCGGGTTGCCCTCGGCGATGGAGACGAGCGCCACCATCGCCGTGATGATCACGTCGCACAGCTCGTCGGCGACGTCCTCGCGGGTGTGGGTCACACCCTTCCGCGGGTTCTGGCCGACCGTGCCGATGTACGCCTGGGCGACCTCGCCGGCCTCCTCGACCAGCTTCAGCAGGCGCATGCTGATCTCCTGCTGGTCGCGGCCGTTCCGGCGGTCCAGCCAGCCGACCAGGCGGACGATCGGCGCCCACGGGTCACGCTGCGGGGTCTGGGTGCTCATCGGGTCGCCTCCGTCACGGACTCGACGGCGCCGTCGCGGGGCTGGATCGTCAGTCCCTTGGACTCGGCCCACCGGCGGGCCCTGTGCTCCTCGTGCTGGTCATGCCACGCCTCCCAGTCGGCGTAGCCATACACGTGGAGGTTGATCGGCCCGAAAGGGACACTCGCCGATGCGTTCCCGTCCTTGTCGATCTCGGCCGTGACGCCGTGGGAGTCGGCGAAGTCCTCGACCGCCCTGTTCGTCATCAACGGCACCAGCAGGCGGTCGGACGACGGGACCGGCGCGTCCGGGTTGGACTCCAGCCAGTCGGCCAGCTTGCGCAGGGCGGCGATGTACTCGTCACGCTCGGGGTTCTGCGATGATGTGGACATGGTCCACGCTCCTATTCTTCAGGGTTCGGGTGGTGTGGATCGGAGGCCGTTCCCGTAGCCGCGGGGCGGCCTCACTTCTGCTCAGGCGGCGGCGCGGGCGGGCTTCCGGCGGGGGCCTCGCATCGGCACGGTGCGGGTCGCCCGGTGGTAGGCGTCGAGGTCGTCGCGGGAGACGATGATCACGCCGCCCGGAACGCGCTGGCTGCAGGGCAGAAGACCTGCCTTGATCGCGCGCCTCACGGTTTCGACGCTGCATCCCCACAGCCATGCGACTTCGCGAAGGTTGAAGAACGGGGCGTTGATGTCCCGGGGCTCGGTGGGGGTCCGCGGGGACTGCTTGGTAGCCACTTCACTTCCTTTCTGGAGGATCCGGGTGGGGGGCGAGGAGTTCGGTCTGGTTCGCTTTCAGGGCGGCTCTGAGCCGGACGTAGGTCGCGGGCTTCATGCGGGTTCGTGCACCGCGTTCGAGCTTTCGCAGGTAGCTGGCGGTTATGCCGGCCTTGGCTGCGAGCTGTTGGACTTCCATCCCCGCTGACATGCGCTTTTTGCAGATAGCCGCCCCGTCCACCTCGAAGGTGGTTGGGGCTTGTGCCATGGCTGCAAGTTACCCATAGATGCCCCGCCTTGTCTAGGCACCTGTGAGCGGGTGTGGTCAGAACATGCCTACAGATGCCCACTGACCTGCGTAAAGGTGGCGCATAGATTGGGCCTAAGTGCCCCCCAGTCCTGGCTGGTCCCCTCCAGTCCTGCGAGGATGACCCCATGCCACGCGCCGACCAACGTGACTATGAGAGGCTGGCGAGGATCGCCCGCCGCCGCCGAGTCGAACTCGGCCTTGCCCTGAACGACGTCAACGCCAAAGCCGGCGGACTCTCCAACCGGACCTGGCAGCGAGTCGAGAAGGGTTTGCAGATCCGGGAGACCAACTACGTCAAGATCGACGGCCTGCTGAGGTGGGCTCCAGGCAGCTGCCTGGGAGTGCTGGACGGGCGTGACCCCGTACCGGTGGAGGGCATGGAGAATCCGGACGCCTCTGGGGTCCAGAAGTCGCCCCTACCGCAGGAGATCGTCGACAGGGAGGCGCTCGACACCGTCCAGCTGGCGCTCATCGCCACCGCTAAGGGGACCCCGGCGGAGGAGATCCGCGAGATGAGTGAGCGGGTGGTGAGAGACCTCCGCGAGCGCGGGTTGCTCTAGCTGAAGTTCAGCCCATCGTCGTACAACCCTTTGCGTTTTACCGTTCTGTTACCAATTTCTGGCCACCAAGCGGCTCCAAGCAGGCCCAAAACAGTCACGGCGTGGCAGAGTTGGATCACGTCCTCGGAGGCTCTTCCAGGCGAGACTTAGGGGGAGCCATGCAACAAGTAGACGCGCTCATAGTCGACTACGGGCCGAAGTTCCACGGGACGGCGGTCCGTACCGGCGAAGGGATCGTCTGTGTGGTTCCGAGCCAGATCCGTGTCAGACCCGAAGTCCAGGCGTCGATGCGGGAGATGGTGAGGGATCTTGGTGGTGAATGTGGTCGCTGCCCGGGGTGCCCCTTGGGGCTCGCGGACTGAGATCATGACGACGTGGCGCCCTGGCGGTAGGGGTACCTGCCGGGCGGCCACGCCACCAGCAGCAAGGGGGTGTCATGGCCAGACGCGCACAGGATGTCTACACCGAGTGGCGCGGCGGAACCTGCCGCGTGAAGTGGTGGAGCGGCGAGTACCACGACGACGGCCGTAAGCGCTTCGAGTCCAAGGGCGGCTTCACCGATGAGGACGAGGCGTTCCAGCACGGCCAGGACAAGCTCTACGAGATCCGTCATGGCGTGCACGTCAAGAACCGTGACGGCGCCACCCTCATGTCCGACTGGCTCGACGACTGGCTCGCCGGCTTGGACCACGCCCACCTGACTGAGCAGAACTACCGGTGCATCGTCGAGACCCACATCCGCCCCTACTTCAAGAAGCGCAACGCCGCGGTCGCGGACATCGACGTCATCGCCTACCGGGCGTTCCGCAAGCACATCAACGGCGTGCTCAAGCCGAACACCGCGAAGAAGGTCATGACAATCCTCGGCATGATCCTCGACGACGCCGTGCCCCGGCTCATCAAGGCGTCCCCCGTCGAGCGCACCCGGCGCCGCGGCAGGTACACGCGCAAGCCGAAAGAGCGCAAGCGGGACATGACCGAGGAGGCCGTCGAGCAGCTTGCGTGCAACGCGCGCACCCTGCTCGGCGAGCCAGGCTACGCCTTCATCTGGACGATGGCCATGACGGGGATGCGGCCGGCCGAGCTGTACGGGCTCACGCGCGAGTACTGCTACCCCAACTGGCCAGCCGCCGACCTGCGGCTCAACCCGGACGAGCAGGACCGGTACGACGACGACCTGGAGCGGTACGGCAAGGGCGACGGGCTGATGCCCGCGATCCGCGTCGAGCGGCAGGTGCAGTACAAGGACAGCACGCTGACCTTGATGGCGCCCAAGTACGAGAGCTACCGCAGTTTGGTCATCCCGCCGTTCCTCGCCGAGCTGCTGGACAAGCTGCTTGCCAGCCATGACAGCCGGTGGGTGTTCCCTGCCCTGAACGGCAACAGTCTGGGAGCGATGAACTTCAGCTACGTGTGGTGGCGGCCTATCGCCGACGGAGCCGAGGAACGAGTCGGGCACCAGGCCCGCTGGAACCGGCCGGCGATCCCGTCGGTGCCGTCGTTCGCGGGGAAGCGGCTGTACCTGATCCGGCACGGTCACAAGGCGTGGCTGGACGAGGACGGGCATCCCCGGTTCGCGGTGGAGTCCCGAATGGGCCACGAGGTGCCGGGGGTCGAGGGCACATACTCAAGCGTGACGGTGGCGATGGAGCGTGCCATCATGAAGACGCTGCAGGAGCGGTGGGAGCGTCTGCAGGAGCGGACGCAGCGGGCGGGGAGCTAG